ATGGGCACCATTACCGTTCGCAAGCGCCAGGACGGATCGTCGGCGTATACCGCGCAGATCCGCATCACTCGAAAAGGCGCGACAGTTTATCAGGAAAGCCAGACCTTCGACCGCAAGACAGCCGCGCAGAACTGGATCAAGAAGCGGGAGGCCGAAATGGCAACCCCCGGCGCTATCGATAAGGTCACGCGCGGTGGAGTAACGGTCAAGGCAATGATCGAGCGCTACCTGAAGGAGTACGAGAAGCTGCGACCGCTCGGCAAAACCAAGCGCGCAACACTGACGGCCATCGGCGAGACCTGGCTCGGCGCACTGGAAGACCGCGACGTCACCAGCCAGAAGCTTGTCGAGTACGCCCTGCACCGGATGGAGTCGGACGGCATTCAGCCGCAGACAGTCGGCAACGATTTGGCGCACCTCGGGGCCGTGCTGGCAGTGGCGCGCCCCGCCTGGGGATATGATATTGACCCGATGGCGATGCCGGACGCTCGGAAGGTGCTCAAGAAAATGGGCGCGGTCACCCGGAGCCGTGAGCGCGAGCGCCGCCCCACCCTCCATGAACTGGACAAGATACTGAGCTACTTCGAGGAAATGAGGGCGCGCCGCAAGCAGCAGATCGATATGGTCCGGGTCACGCTGTTCGCGCTGTTCTCGACTCGGCGGCAAGAGGAGATCACCCGCATCCACTGGGACTCGCTGGATGAGAGCCGGCAAGCGGCACTGATCACCGACATGAAGAATCCAGGCCAGAAGATTGGCAATGACATCTGGTGCCACATGCCCGATGAGGCGTGGCGCATTCTTCAGTCCATGCCAAAAGTAGAAGGCGAGTCGAGAGTCTTCCCCTACAACTCGAGATCTATCTCGGCATCATTTACCAGGGCGTGCCTGTTCCTTGAGATCGAAGACCTGCACTTTCACGACCTGCGCCATGACGGAGTGAGTCGGCTATTTGAAATGGGGTGGGATATCCCGAAAGTGGCCTCTGTATCCGGACATCGGGATTGGAACTCGATGAGGCGCTACACTCACCTGAGGGGACACGGCGACCCTTATACAGGATGGCCGTGGGTGGAAAGGGTTATCAATGGACCTGTGATTCGCTGATCGACCGACCAGTGCTGCGGTCTGCGCTCAATGACTCGTAGGCTTTCTCGCAAGCCAGCCCCGCTATTCGGTTTTCATCAGCAATTCTTGCCAGCTCTCCCGCTCTCTCGTCAGCCCGGCGGCGCAGGTCGGCGAGCACATTGGTGAGGTCGTCGATTGCCTGGCTTCCCTGGGCAACTCGGGTATTGCAGCTGGCTCGACTGGCAAGCAGCTTGTCGACTTGCTGCTGCAGGCTGTCAGCAGCAGAAGCGGCGACAGCAGCATCATCCGCCGCAGCCTTGATCTGGTGTTGGGCATCATTTCGTACCTGGTCAATTTCACGTTGGCGGCGTTGCTCTTCGGCGCGGGCCGCATCACTCGCCTCTTTGGCTGCTTTGTCGACACCGGCCACGTAATCGGCGTGTTCCGTCCGGGCACTGGCCAACGCCAGGGTCTGGTAAACCAGCGCCCCGGCCAGCAGCGCGATCAGCAGCGCGATCAGCAGCACGACCGCCCACACCCACAGCGGAACCGCCTTGAGCAGCGCCATCACGCGAAGGTCCCGCCGGCCTTGTCGAAGAACGCCAGCAGCTTCTCCGCCTTGTGCGGGTTCTGGCCGTAGTCGTTGCCAGGGAAGCTGGCCCAGATGTTCGAACACTTCTGGATCGCTTCGACGATCCGGCCGGCTTTGATATCGTCCAGCGCCCGGCGCTCGCGGATCTGCTGCAACGCGATGCGATCCTGGTTCTCTGGCGTGAAGCCACCCTTGAGCATCATGCTCACCCGGTAGGCATCCCAGTAGCGCTCGAGCAGCTGATACCGGCCTGCCGCCGAACTGGTCACGGGCTTACCGTTGATGGGGAAGGTCAGCCGCTTGCGCGGATGATCCCGGTAGCCCTGAAACAGGCCGCGGCCGTAGAGGACGTTATAGCCGTCGTCGCTGCCCTTCACGGTCGACGTGCCTTCTGAAAAGGCGATCATGTCCAGAAAGACGAGCACGTTCTCGCCGCCGGCCATCTGTGCGGAAATTCTTGGCATTGCTTTTCTCCAGGCGTAAAAAAACCCGCACTTGGCGGGGTTCGATGTCTTCGATGCAAGACGACTGTTTATGCGTCACCGCTTGCGGTGATGCTCTTTTAGCGTCTATCGTTCAGCGTCAGTTGCCCTGAACGAGCAAGAATTATCCGAGGAATACACGATGGATCGCGTAGACATATATAACTCGCTTGCGAAACACATTAACAACAAGGACGCTTTTTTAGACAGCTCAGATCTCTGCCAATTGATGTAGTTGGGGATCTTATGCTCGGCATACCGGACGAATTCGATGCTGTTCGATCCATGCTTCCTGAAATGCCCCCTGAGCAAATCCAGAAAAACTGGAACGGCTCGTCAGGCTACGACCTTTTGTTGCAGAGTTGCGCTTTTATGCGGACTCTTGAGTGTGGAATAAATCGCTTTACAGGGCGCTCCCTCGACGGCTCTAAGATTCTCGACTTCGGCTGTGGGTGGGGAAGGCTCTTGCGCCTTCTGTACAAATTCACACCGCCGGAGAACATCTATGGATGCGACCCCTGGGCACAGTCTTTGGAGATATGCGACGAAAGTGGCATCACCGCAAACTTGGCGCTGTCAGATTACCTTCCAACCGAGTTGCCGTTCCCTAATGCAAAGTTCGATTTCATCTATTCGTACTCCGTGTTCACCCATCTGTCAGAAAAAGCCGCACTGGCTGCAGTCACGGCCTGCCGCAAGCACATTGCCGATGATGGCTGTCTGGTGATTACCGTTCGGCCACGCTCCTACTGGGATGTCCATCCGGACTCCCAGAATTCGCTCGTTGATAAAGCTGAGATGATTGCATCCCACGATAGAAACGGTTTTGCTTTCACGCCTCATGCGGTCGGAACACCCGCAACCGTGGATGGAGAGATAACGTACGGTGATACGTCGATAACCCTTAATTATATGGCTCAAAACTGGAAGGACTGGGACGTTATAGGCACCGATCACTTCCTACAGGATCAATATCAAATGCTGGTGTTCCTACGACCCCGCCATTGATATGGTCGCTGGCTGATGTGGGTTCACACGTCACCGATACGCAACGCCTGATCAACGATCAGGCGCCCCTAGCTTAAGTCCTCGGCAGCTGTAAGCCATCCGATATCGTATATTTTGGAGGCTCAAACGCTGCCCTCCAGTGCGGCGAGTCGCGCCTCAAATCCTGCGGCAATGAAGGACAGCAGACCGTCCGATCGGAACGAATACCGGTCACCCTCCTCAACGAGAATTTCGGTCCAGGCTTCGGACTTCAGGTCGCCTTGTACATAGGTGGTCTCGCCCGTTTCAGGATCCACCAACGCAATCTGCTCATACTCTGCAGCGTGATCCCTTGTTTCAGGACCCCATGAGTCGTGACAGATGAACGAATAATTCATCGGCTCCAGCCCGTGGGACGCCATGACCTCCATCGCGCGCTGAACCGTCATGCCGCAGTGCTCACGCGCTGCGTCTTCTTTTGCCTCTATCGAACTCAGGAACCGGTAAAACCCGATTTCCTTCGCCAACTCTTTGGCTGCTGAGATTTCGTTCTCAGTCATGCCTCGAACAGGGGTCTTCTCCCGCGCGTCCGAGGTGCTGATAGCGCCCGACGAGAGGAAGGCCGTCGTATACCGGAGTGCCGCGCTGCCGACTGAGTAAGCAGCGTCCTGGCCAGGCTGAGTTACGCCGCCGGCGCCGATGAAGAACCGGCGAGTTCCGCCCGTCCAGAACTCCAGGGACCCGCCGCCGTCGTTTCGCATGACGGCCAGCCCGGTCGAGTCCAGATAGGTGATCAGATTTGCGCCACCTGGCAGTTGGGTATTGGACAGGTCGAACCGTGCCCAGCTACCAACGATCGGGGCGCCACGAACGACCAACGATGCGTTGAACGTTGAGCTGTTGCTGGCTGTAGGCGAAACAGTGAGCGGGCTTGTGGATACCGTAAGGTTGTCGATCCGCGGTACTGATAGCGAAGTTGGAACACTCAGCGCGCCCGCATAGCTGTATGACATGACCGGGCCTTGCTGAGTGTTGTCAGCGTTGACCGATTGCCAGGTGAAGCCACCATTGCCAGCCCCGCGGTTGCAGATGAAGTTCATTGCGCCGCTGATTGGCGAGCCGCCCGTGTTCCACCCGATGAACGCACCTTGCAGGTTGTATCCGCCAGCCTGAGCTTTCAGCGCCAGTCCGCCGAACTGTGGATACATCGTGCCAGCCATGAAGCCCAGATTGTTGACGGCATTATCCGCGTTCTCTCCACCAGTCCCGCCCTTGGAAATCGGCAAGGTGTCATAGTTGCCAGTTGTGCCCAGCGCCGCCAGCTTCGAGCCGAACTGATTGACCAGCGCACGCAGCGCGTCGGCCGAATCCTTGACGTAGCCCTGCATCGGGGCAAGCGCGTAGGTGCCAGCGGACGTGTTCGAGCCGAGGTAATTGGGCGAGATCGATATCGCAGTGTTGCTGGCGATGTTGGTGACTTCATACCAGCGCCCATCAGGGCCGAGGAAGGCGTCACCTACCCGGCTGTTTGCGATGAAGGCGGTGTTCGTGCCAATGACAGCGTTCGAATTTTGGACGACAGAAACCGTCCCGGCTTTATACCAGGGCATATGTACTCCGAGTCAGTTGTAATATCTGGTGAGAGGAAACTTGCAAACAGGTATGCAGAAGTTGGTGCCGTTGACGCCTTGGTAGTACCAGTATCCCCCGCCGCTCACGGTCGCCGTAATCTTCAGCACCGGCAGGTTATTTTCCAGAAGGGTCATGCCCACGAATCCCGCGCCGCCAGCAAACCACATTACGCCGCGATCAATAGACGACACGGACACAAAGTCGTCCCCGTCGATGCTCAGATCGCTGGTAAATACGTACACAGTGCTGCCCTGCGCTCTCGTCCAGTTTTTGGCGAACTTGCTATAGGTGACTACGCGATCATCCGAGGCGAAGATCGGCTGTGCTGCCCCGTCGTACAGTTCAAGCCCATACATGTCCTTGCTGGTCTGATTGGAGTACTTGCAAGCTACGAACTCCATATCGTAATCCTGAAGAGAGCTTCCATTTCTCACCGCCGACGTAACAGCAAAGCCGGTCCAGTTTCCTGGGCCGCCCGCGAGCGTGATGTAGACCCCAAGCGAGCTATGCACGCCCCTCACATGGCGGAGGAATATTTGCGGGGCTTCTGAGGTTTGGATCGGCCGTGCGAACACGACCGACCCTGCCCCTTCTCGATCCGTGTAACGTGAGGTGATATTGAAATTTCCCCTCTCTGAAAAGACGAGCATTCGGTAGTCATTGCTGATTAGAACCGAGCCGCTGTTGTTTGTGACGGATAATCCATACTCGTCCATCAGATCACCCTAACCACTTCGACGACACACTCGACGCTGCTTTCAACCCACTCGTCCGAGTAGTTGCCACCGACGCCCGTTGGCCTGCGCCGGTTTACATACGTGTAGATCGCGATCTGTGTACCTCCCAAGTCGCGGTAAACAGGGACATAACCCCAAGTATCGGGGTACCCAGGCTGCGCATACGGTGCGTAGGACCGCGGGGTGATTGTCACGAAGCACCGGGCCGGGTCATAGCCGGGCACATCCATCAGAATGTAATCAGTGCGTACGCCGGTGCCGTTAGCTCGCTTGGCAGGGATCAGCAATTCTGCAAGCTTTTGAATCGTGAAATCCGCCATGCCCAGCGTGAGCGCTCCGTTGCCGTCATGAATTTCTATTCCATATTCCATAGCGATCGGTTACCTCAACTTGCCCATGCGAACCCGCACAACGTTGTTGGCGTCGTACACCGAAACGTTCTGTGATGTGATGACCAACCGGCCTTGGCCCGGGATCGCCCCGTTGATTTCCAGAGTCCCGTCCTTGTTGAGGATCCACCCGGACTGGCCTGCCACATAGTTCGTCGAACTGATGTAGCTTCCGATCTTGGCGTTGGTGATGGTGCCATCCATGATAAAGGCAGAGTTCATGAACACCTGGCCGCCCTGCACTGCGAACGGAACAGACACGGGGCCGCCAGCCATGGAGTTGACGATGGCGAAGCGGTCAGCGCTTACGAGGAATTGGCTTTGCAGTCCGGCCCCGGTGTTTTCGATACCAAGGCCAACCCCCGCAGCAACATACCGGCCGTCCTGGGTGACCTGCATCTTCACTGACCACATGGTGTTCAGCTTGCCTTCAGTTGTCGCTTGAGCAGAACTGAGCGTCTGCACAGATGAACTGGCGCCGTTCGCCGTCGCCTGAACGGTATCGATACGGGATGACAGGGCGCCGTCGGCGTCAGATCGGGCCTTCGCCTCGGACTGGGTCGCCGCTTGGTTCGCGCCAACTGCAGCATTAAGCGCTGTGAACTGCTGGGCAGTGGCCTGCTTATCGGTCGCCATCGTCGTCTCGACGGTGGTTATCTTGGACTCATTGGTGCCCACGCGGGCGTCCAGCGTGGTTACTCGCTGAGCCTGGGCAAAGTCCTGTTCAGCCCTGACCCTGACTTCCTGCGCATAACTCGCCGTGCTGTCCCAGCCTTTGAGCGCATCGGCCAGCTCACCCTCACCACTGTCATCACGGCTCGACGCTTGCAGTGCCTGCAACTGGCTGGCACTGGTCACCGTCCGACCGTCGATGGTTTCGATATCGGCGGTGTTTTTGGTGACCTGCGATGCGAGGCCGTTCGCCGCGCGGATGGTCTGACCCGAGTTCACCCAGTACAGCGGGTTCGGCGGGCCGTTCGATCCATCGGCGGCGGCAGGCACATCTGCGATTGCCGTCCACAGGTTTTCGCCCACCCGTACGGTGTTGTCGCGCAAGTAGGCATCCGTTGGCACGTACACCAGGGCATCGACAATGTCACCGATCTCGTCCTTGAGCTGGTCCAGGCGGTCGTTTACCGAGCCTGGGCCATTCCCGTCGATCAGGTCGATACGGTCCGCCAGATGCTGGCCGAGTTCGGTTTCGCCGATTTTTCCGGCCATCGCCGCAAGATACGCCGACACGTCATTCGATGTCGCTGCAGGCACGTACAGGAACGAACTCTTTCCGTAGGCGTTGGACGATCGGATGAAGTAGTAATAGTTGGTGTAAAACGCCAGTCCCGCATGGGTGAAGGACAGGCCCTGCCCCAGGTAGTCGGCAGTGGCGCCAGTAGCGTTCGGCGAGGTGCTGAAGAAATACTCATAGGTGCCGCCGTTCAGCCCGCCGGAGTTCTGCGGGATCAGCACGATGCTGTCGATCGAGGCCTGCACCACGCAGGACTCAGGGATTAGCGGCCCGTCAATGCTGACCGAGATTGTCGCTTCTCCCGATCGCGCCATCGGACCCACAGCCGCCACACTCATTGTGTAGTTGCCGGACGGCAGGCCATTGATGGCAATCTGCGAAGCCGTCTCGGGCACAGAGTGCGATTGCACCGGTGTTGCGCCCTGGCGCACCGTGACCAGATACGACGAGACGATACCCGCCGGCCGCGCCCATGACAGCACGCCCTGCACGACTTCCGCCGTCTCGTCGAAGGTCCACACCAGCCCTGTCGGCGACCCCAGGCCACCAGTCGGCAGGCTGATGAAGCCGATCGGGTCATAGGGCTGCCCTACCGCATCATCAAAGATCGCGGGATCGCACTGCGCCAACTGGACATTGCAGCCCTCGTTGTCGCCCATTGACCAGTTGGTCACAATGAATTCACCGAGGATGTTGAGCGACGGCAGGTTTACGCGAACGACGCGGCCCGGCCGGCAGTTGTAGCCAGCAAAATGCATCGGAATGCTGATGGATCCGCCTGCACGCCGGCGGCGCAGTTCGATGTTGGCCAGGCGCTGGGCCTGATAGGGATCGGTCACATAGGAGAAGGTCAGTGTTTCCGCCGCCTCGCCGCCATCCTCGATGATCCATTCTTCAATGCTGACTTCCGGATAATCCGTTTCTGTCCAAGACTGGGTCGGATCAATGAACGTCCCGCGCACGGTGTTGATGGCGTTGTCGTTGGTCGGCTCGGTGCCGCCGGTGACGGTGCCGATCACCATGTCTTCGGTGATCTGGAAGTCATAAGGACCGTAATAAGCGCCCGCTTGCATCATCCAGCGGCCACCCACGCGGATCAGCTTGCCCGCGCACGCCGCTTCAAGCTTTTGCAGAACGCCAGGGCGCTGCTCATCTGCGCCGATCACGCAGGATGTGCGATAGCGCGCGCTGGTCGACCCGTCGGCATTGGTCAGCGTCTCGTCACAGACGTTGGCGGCGCTGGCGAAGGTTTCGAATACGATCTCATCGTCAGGCACGCCACAGCGATTGCGCAGGAACCACAGGATGTGCAGCGCCGTGTTTTCGGTGTAAATGGTGGAGCCGGTGCGTGGATCGTAGATGTCGTTCCGGCCGCGGACCACGAAGCGGGTGTCCGGGATGCCCGACGGAAACTTCTCGGCGCTGTACTTGAGGGACACGCGGACGAACGACAGCCCGCGGCCGATCTGGCTATCTTTCCAGTCCGGGCAGTTGGCCTTCAGGAAGGCATTCACTTCGGCCGGATTGACGACCAGCTCATATGAGGCGAACTCGCCGTAGCTGCCGATTTCCTCCTCGCCGAGATAGATATTCTCCAGCGCATCTACTGCACCTTCGCAGAGCACGTAGACCATATGCAGCCATTCGCCATTGGTCTGCGCGCCTGCCTGTTCCTGCGCCCATACCAGCACGCCCCCCGTGGAAACGCGACCGAGGATGAAGCGGACGGGTGCCTTTGACGAGCGGACGGTTTGCGCGGATGGCTCGTTGTCCCTGAGCGGGGACTTGGTGTTCAGCTTTTCCTGCTGCTCGGCTGCGTAGAACGCAAGGCCAGCTCCGATGGCCGCCCCAACCGGGCCGCCCTGAACGAAGCCAATCACGGCGCCGAGGGCGACCTGAGCAATCTTCTTTACACCGCTACTCATTGCTCAACTCTCCAGGCCGCCAGCGGCACACACTCGACGCGGGATACGCCGTCGTCAGTCGTTGACCAGTAATCACCAGCCCAGAACACGGCCATGCTTCGGCCCCTGGGAGCGTCGTACAACACCACGTCGCCACGCTGGATGAAGGGCAAGGCCACTCGCTTGAAACAGGCGTCCCAGGCGGCTTCGAGGCTGCCGTGGATCTTCTTCAGCTGCCGCTTGGCGCCAGCCTCGGTCTTGTACTTGCCACGGTATTGCTCGGCGGGATCGACCCCGCAGACCGCGAAGGAGCAGTCCGCCGCGAACAGGCAGCAGTCAAATTCGCCCCATAAAAAAGGCCGCTCTTGGGCGGCCTTGATGGTGTCGTTTAATCGCGTGGTCCAGTCTCGGTGACGCATGACTAGCTCCCATAGGTAAACGTCGGCGCATCCTTGCTGGAGCCCCAGTAGATGGGCCATTCGGACATTTGCGCGATTGCGTAGAAGAAGCGATCGCCCTGGTGGCGCGCTCGGTGGTTTTCATCGGTGAATCGCTCGGTACCGGTGCGGCTCCACTCGGCCATCCGGTCAACTACGGGAACCGTGATGCTGTTGCCGTCTTCGCCATTCCCAGCAAACGAGAAGCTCGCCGCGTCCATGCGGCCTGAGAACAGGATGTCGGCGGCGTAGTTGCCGAGTTCGTCGAACACCACGAACAGCACCTTGGCGGCGCGCCCGCGGCATCCACGGATATTGGTTTCAGACAGGATGTAGGAGTCCAGGCCGCTCAATGTCAGATCGACCGACATCGGCGAGTTCGAGTTGTCGCTTTCCTGCGACTGGCTCACCTGGCCGAAGTTACCGACACCCAGGTAGGTAATGCCATTGATGACCAAGTCGCCAGTGCCGGTATGCGCGTAAACCATGCCGTCGACGAAATCGAGCTGCACCGCGTAGACGATCATGCACCGCCCGGTCGCGAGGATATCTACCACGCGCTGGCTGAAAGGGAATGCTGATGGCATCAGAAGGCCTCTCTGAATTGGTAGCTGCCATTGGCAACAAACGGGCGCATCGACATGGCCCAAGTGTCCGAGGTCATGCGCATTTCTGAATAAGGGTTGAGGTATTCCACGGCAGCACCGGCTATCAGCGTCTTGCGGATGCGTTTGTTGAGCGCCACGACCGCCCTGCCCTGCGCGTCAGCCGACGCGTCGTCCGTGACTTCAAACATCTCACCGCTGATGGTGATGTAGTCGCCGGCGCGGAAGGCTGCAGCACCGGCAGGCGCGCCGCCGATGACCATGCTTCGAGACTGGGCGTTGCCGGTCACGACGCTGAGTGCGCCGATGCTGACTCTCCGGGTTCGCGTGAAGGCTGGCAGATTGAACGTGCCAAACATGCCATCCAGTCTGCCGAGGAACGCCGACAGCTGGCGTTGTTGATCGCGATCCAGTACATCGAATGCCAGCGTGCACTGCCAGTACGCGCCCGGGTAGCCAACAATCTGCTGGGCGTTCGACAGCGTGGAAGTGAACGCCCGGCTGTTGTTGACGATGCCCCACGTCATTTCTGACGGGCGCAGCGAAGCAGGCCACGTGAGAGCCATGCGTTACTCCTTTTTGCTTAACCCCGACGTATGAGCTGGCGGGCTGGACCGTTAGTTTTTAGGTCGCGAAGGACCATGTTGTAGCCGTCACGCGCGCCCTTTTCCGCGGCCTGCTGGATACGGCTAAGGGTGGCGTCGTCGGTGCCGCCCTCAAACGTGAACGACTGGTGAATCGCGGGCATGTTGGCTGCCGGGGTGGCACGGGTTGCCGCCGACACTGTAGAGACCTTGCTTACTGCCGAGCTGACGTAGCCGCCGTCGGCATACCCTTTGCGATTGGCGTTCATGCGTTCCAGGAACTCACGCGCGCCGGGCTGGCTGACGACCTCTTTCTTCACGACAAACTCACCGCCGTGCACCACGCCCATCGGCTGATACTTGCCGCCATTGCCGGTGTAGCCGCCATCCGAGAACCCGTATTGCGACGAGTAACCGGCAGCGGATGCACCGAGACTCGACGACTTCGCAGCAGCAGAGCCGGCAGCAAGGCCAGATCCACCGCCACCGAAGCCAGCAAACGCACCGATGGCGCTGCCGAGGAAGCCGACAGCTGCCTGACGCACCTGAATACGGATCAGGTCGGCGATGATGCCGTCTGCCAGGTCCTTGAAGGACAGTTTCCCGGTCCGGACGAAGTTGATGATCCCGTCTTCCATGCTGCTGAACGCATTGGTGAACAGCTGTTGCGTTTGCCCGGACACGTCGCGGGCTTGCTCCAGGTAAGTCTGCATTGCAGACGATGCCCCGATGCGCCAGTCGCTCTGCGCCTTATCGACGTCGGCGTAGTACTGCGTCTGCATGGTGAGGCGGGTTTGCAGTGCCGATTGCAGCGCGGCCGTCTCCTTGGCGTACAGCTCGGGGCTGATACGCCCCTCGTTGCGCTGCTGGAGCAGGTTGTCCATCTGCGACTGGTACTGCTGCTGGATACTCAGCTGTTCCTGCAACCTGGCGCGCTGCTGCTCGCCCATGCCCAGGCCGGCCAGGTTGTTGCTGAGGCCGGTCTGGTCCTTGGCAAGCTGGCTTTGCAGGTTGGTCTGGAAGGCGGCAAGCTTCTGCGCCTCCTCTGTCGCCTTCTTGCGCAGCTCGGTATCCCGCTCTAGCTGGGCATTCTGTTTCTGCTGGGCGAGGTTCAAATCGGCCATCGCCAGAATCTGCTTCTGCGCGGCTGTCAGCGTTTTCTTTTCTTTCAGTTGCGCGATCTGAGCCTCCAGGTCGACGAGCTTCTTCTGCTCGGCGCCCATCGTCCTGATGGTGCCGTCCTGGGCCACCAGTTCCTTGCTCTGCTGCATCAGCACTGCATACCGCTGCCGAGCATCGTCCAGCAGCTTTTGGCCGGCGTCCTCCTGTGACCCTTGGGTCTTGCCGGAGCTCTTGTTGACGGTGGTGGATTCGTTGATCTGCGCGAGCGCCGCGTCGAGCCGCTGCTGCGGCGTCAGCGCAGGCCTCACGCCAGCCTTTGAAGGAGTGCCGCCCATCAGTCCGCCCGCCGGAGCCTGCTGAGGCGCGAGAAGCATGTTTCGCCCGGTCAGGAAGCTGGAGCCTTTGGAAATGTTGGCAGCGACCTCGATGACGCGGCGCATTTCCCGGATCTGCTTCGTGGCGCTCTCTTCGGCTGCTTTCGCGGCTTCTGCGTGCGACTTTTTGACCGCGTCCGTTGCATCTTTCGCCGCCTGCTCCTGGGTGTACAGTGCCAGCAGCTGCTTCTTCAGGGCCTCCTGTTGGACCTTGTCGCCCTCCTTGACCGCATCCTGGTACTTCTTGAGCAAGTCAGTTTGCTCGGCAACGATCAACGCCTGGCTTCGCTGCGTGGCGGTCAGCCCCATCTTGGTCGAGTTGTAGGCGGCCTCGGTTCGCTCGTTCGCGCCAAGCAGATCGCGGGCCTCGGTGAGTTTCGCGATGTACTTTTCCCACTCGGCCAGCTGGGCTTTGGTCTGCGTACCCGACTGCGCCTGTGTTGCGTTCAGCGCATCCGAGCTTGCCTTCGCAGCCTTGCTCGCAGAATCGAGCCCGCTGAGCTTTTCCCCAAGATCAGCCGCATTCTTGCTGCTGGCCTGCTGGGTGGCGGCCAGTTCGGCGAGAGCCTTGCGGTACTCAGGGGTCAGCTTGGCATTGGTATCGATCCACTGCGTTACATTGTCCAGCGGGATTTTACCGGCCTTGACCTCAGCAATCATGCTGCGGAATTGGCCGGTGAACTCGCCAAGGCTGATACCGGTTTCCACTTTGTAGGCGAAGTCATCGAGCGCGGTACTGGCCTTCTCGAGTTCTTTGGCTTGCTGCTCAGCCCAGTTGATTTTTTGGAGGCGCTGCTGCTCGGCGCTCAAGGTCTTGAACTTGTCGATCGATTCGCTAACCGCAAGGCCCTGGTCAATAAGCGACTTGGTTGCCTCGTCGGAACTGTCCCGCATCAGAAACATGCTGGCAGCAACGGCGCCAGCCGCGACAGCTATCCCGCCCGGCCCACCCATAAAAGCCAGCAAGCCACGCTGAGCCGTCGCGAGCCCCGCTGCCGCTACTCTCGCTCGATCATCCGCCGCCGCCGCGATCAGTCGTGCTTCTGCGTATCGCCCTGCAGCCACGGTTTGGAGGACTGTGCCACGGTAGAGGACCATTTCCTGCTGTGCTAATGCTGCGGCAGACCTGGCCTTGATGGCGTCCGCATTAGCGGCGTTTAAGGTCGCTGAGGCATCGGCAATCGCAGCTGAGCGTGTCGCGATGTAGGCGTAAGCCACCTTTCCAAGCCTGTTTACCAGCAGCACTGCACTTGCTGCGGCCACACCCGACATTGCAGCGCCCACCACGTTAATAGTAGTGCTCAGCGACTCGGAATCCGCGGATAGCGCATCCATGGATTTGGATAGCGCTATGACCTTACTGGATATTGCGGCGCTCGCACCGCTTGCTTGATCAAGCCTGCCTACCAGTTGCGTGAAAGAGTTCCCCGCAGTAGTCAGGCTGTTGCCGATGGTCACGGAGGTCTTGTTGAAAAGAGCCTCTACAGCCTGCTCTTGCGCCTGTAGCGCCTTGACTACTGCATCTGCAGTGAGCAAGCCAGCGGCACCCAGGGCTCTGAGCTCGCCGACCGTTTTGCCCATGCCTGCCGCGATGGCTTGCGCCAGAGCGGGGGCCTGCTCCATGACGGAGTTGAGTTCTTCACCGCGCAGCGTACCTGAGGCAAATGCTTGTCCGAGCTGAACAAGCGCTGCGCTTGCAGCTGAAGCAGACGCTCCGGATATCGCGAGGGTTTTGCTGATCGTTCCAACGACGCCGGCCACTCCCTTGCCCGTCAGGTTCAGCTCGCTCTGGTTCGTGGCGATCCGTTGATAAAGCTCGGCGGTAGCATTGAGTGGCTGATAAGAGCTTTGCGCAATCGAGAACACAGCCCTCTGAGCAGCCGCCAACTCTTCTGCCCCTCCGGTTACGAGCTTCATCCGGTTGGTGAGCGTGCTATAGGCCTCGGCTGCATCATAGAATGCCTTGACGCTGAATGCGGCAGCCAGCGGCCCTGCAAGGCCAGCAGCCTGGGCCGCCAGAGATTTCACTTGGCGCTCAAGCCCCTGAACCTGTGTGGTGGCGTTGCGGGCATTTTGACCTGTAGTGTTGATCGAGCCTCCAGCTGCGGAAAGCGCTGCTGTCGATTTGCTGCCTGCTTGGTTCAAAGCCTCCAGCGCCTTACGGGCAGCCGCAAGCTTTGCTTCGGCGGCTGCTGCGTTGCTACCCATGGTTGAAACGCTTCCGGCAGCTCCGGCGATAGACCCGCCGGCTTTCTTGCCAGCATCCCCTACCCCGTTCAAAGCGGTCCGCGCCGAGTTCAGTCCGGAAGCGGCGGAGTTTGCGGTCTTGGCGGCGTTCGCGAGACTGGCGGTCAGACCTGACATAACCGGCCCCACCCGCAGCCCTACCTCAGTCAAAGCTTCGAGCGCCTTGCGTACGGCCGCTACCTGCTGTTCCGCGCTGCGTCCATCAACCTCCAAGGCGAGTCGGGATGTGAGAGCCATGCTTTTCTCCAGGCACGAAAAAGCCCGCTCAGTGGCGGGCTTGGGAATGATTCTGCCTGTAGAAGGCGTTTAGGTTTGCTGTTCGCGTTTCTGGCGCTCTTTCTCACGGATGATGCGATTTCCCTCGGCGATCTGAGCCTCGACCCGGCTCTTTGATCGGAAGCCCTTGAACGCTCCGTAGGCTGCCGCTGCAACCAGTGCTACAACGACCAGCGCGGCGACCAGGATAAGCCAAACACCGTAAAGCGCAGCGGCCGCGACAATGACGCCTATGAGCCAGGGCGCGATCAGGACCGCTATGAGGATGAGGACGAGCAGGATTGCCAGCTGCATGGTTACTTCTCCCTGTTGATGGCAGCAATCTACCATCAACACGGCAACCAACGAAGGCCCTATTCGTCCTTGTCGCTGAGCACCAAATCGTCCAGGGCGTACACCGCCTCATCGATCATCTCGCGTGGTAGGGCCGAAGGGTGACCCACCAGCCAGTCATTGATCTGGCTGGCTGAAATCGGCAGCGGGAAGGCGCCGGCCATCGTGGTCATGTACTGCCGGGCGCGGCAGACATTGCGGAAGAGGTGCAGCAGGTAGGCGGTGATCGAGTCGACCTCAGGCTCTTCCGGGATGGGCTGCTTCAAGCGGGCGTAGATTGCGCGCCTTTTCTCGACGTTGCCCGCCCACTCCTTTTCCCACTCGAAGCGGGCGATGGCTTTCCCACTGCCTCGTCTTTTTCTTTCTTGAGGTCAGCGGCGACTTCGGAAGCCTTGGCGAGCACGAACAGGAAGAAATCGACATCGCCCTTGAGCATGTCGCGGCCGACCTGAGGACTGTACTTGAGCGGGTTGCCCTGCTCGTCCTCTGCGCCGGACCAATCCTTGAGCAGGAAGGTCGCGATCAGCATGCACTGGTTGTCATGCTCGGTCTTCTCGCCCTCGATGATGCCGATGTCGCCCTCTGCGAACTGTGCGTCGTTCCGGTTCAGCCGGCGGCGCATGCGCTCAAGCGCAATCTGATATTCCTCGTTATCGAGGCCTACCAGTTGAATTTTGGTGTCTTCGTCGTAATTGAACCAGCGCGCTTCGCTGAGCGGGGCCGGCTCCTTCTTCAATTTCAGGGCCACGATAAATCCTCACGCCACGCCATAAAAAGACCGCCCTGGCCGGCGTTACTGCCAAGGCGGTCAACGGGAAATCGCTTATGGGGTGACCGGATCGGTCTCGGCTGCACTGCGCGTGATGGTCGGCGCCACCTTTGCAACAGTGTAGTTAAGCGTGACTTCGATCAGGTCGCGTTTGCCGCCGTTCGGCAGTTCACCGTCCACTTCCAGCGCTGGGAAGTCGAACGTGTACGAGTTGCCCAGGCTGTCAGTGATCGGGAACTCCACGGAGATCGGCAGGCGGGTGAAGCTGTTCTTCCAGAGCTGCCACGCGCGTTGGGACCAGGCCAGCGTGATACTGCCGGTGATGGCTGCTTCGGTGGCAATGTGTGCACCAGGCCCGAGACGCTCGGAGCCGAGGCACCGCTGCGTCTGCATGCCGTTGTCGAGGTTGATGGTCATCGCCGATACGCAAGCGATGCCTTCCAGAGATTCGCCGTTGACGCTCACGGTACCCACGTTGACGTTCGACATGAACGGGGTGCTGGTCGGCGGGTTGATGCCGGCTACGGTGTTCACGGAGCCGTCGGCGTAATCCAGACCTACCATGCCGAAGGTCGCGGTGATCTTGCCGTCAGCCGGGATCTCCAGCGCGAAGGTGGAGACGTGCATGCCCTTGAACAGGGTGAACACGCTCACGTCCGCGTAGTTCTTCGCGATGGTGAAGGTGCGGCGGGTGTCGCCCACGGTCAGCACATCGTTGTTCCAGGTGCCGTAGAAGGCAGCTTCGAACAGGCGGTCAAAGGTCCCGTAGGACAGTTCGGCAGTCAGATCGCCCTGAATGTCGGTGCTGGTGGCCACCGAACCCTGGCTGACGCGAGAGTCGGTGATCTCGTCGCTGACTTCAGTGTTCACGGTGGGCGACAGGGTGTTGCCGGTCAGTCGCAGGGTGTCGAAGCTGCCCACCGGCGTGACGCCGGGGGTGACTTCTGGAATCAGGTAACTCGTTACTTTTGCGCCCGAACTCATCGGATGCCTCCTTAGATCGTAGTGATCCGGGGAGGCGTGATGAGCAGAGAGGCCTTACGGCGGGTCTGGTCAGCGGGCCCGGTAGTGCGGGTGTGTTTAGATGTTCAGTTCGATTTCGACGCCGGTCAGAACCTGACGGCCTACTTCGCCAACAGTATTAATATCGACGTTGGTCAGCTGGACGTACTCAACGGTGAGCCCCGTCTTTTCGTTGAAGGCCTTGATTGCATCGAAAACCTGTTGAGCCAACAGCCGGCGCTCTTCGCGAACCTGCTCAATAGTCATGCTTTGGGTATCACTCATCACCCTTCTCCTTTGCGGTCAGCCAGCGCTCCCATGCGGCAAGCGCTCCCTTCGCGGCCCGGATGAGGCTGCGATGTAGTTCTTTCGTTACTTCGCTCATGTGCTCTCTCAGCCGGCGCGGAACCGGGTCACAACGTTGATTTGGTAGAAGCCTTCGGATTCGCCGGCGTCGATCTGGCCGGTCTCAATGCATTCGAGTTCGCCCGAACTCCAGTAGGAAAAATGACTTTCCAAGGCGTCGGCCAACTCGTTCAGAGCTTTGATGCCGGTGCGGACCTGGGCGAAGCACTGAACAACGATCTGACCAGGCTTCCGCGTGTAAGGACGGTCAGCCATACCTGCCATGAAGGCGCTTGCGTGCTGGATGTTGAGACGGCACCACAGGCCGGTATCCGGCGGCTCGAACACCGCGGGCTGGTTCGGATACTGGATACGCGCCTGATCAATGGCCGAGAACGACGCCATGCGGGCAGTGATCGTCTGGCGAATATCTTCGTAGGTCATCTGAATCTCTCGGCAGCCGCGGTGAATGTGATGCCGTAGACGCCCATGGGTGCCTGTTTGGAATAACCATTTTCCAGCTTTTCGGCATAGTGCAGGTTGTTCTGGATGTAGATCACGGTGTAGGGCTTGAGCGTCGACAGAGCGGCCTGTCCCGCTGCTTTTGTCGCCGCCCCCTCCTTGTCCACGTCAATTGTGCTGGTGGTGATCGGCGCGCCGATGCTCACGATGTTATTGGCCCGAAATCGCCCGGTATCGACCGGCGAGCGCAGCACGATCTCCCCGAGCATGGCCTGCGCAATCTTGCGCATGTGATCAACCATGTCCGTCTCGATCTGTGAAATAAAGGCTGTCGGCGGGACGCTCCATGAACTCGCCATCAGATGACCCTCAGCTGTATCTGGTAGTGGACCCCAACCGGGTCAGTCACTGCCTCCATGACGCGGTACAGTCGCTGCTGTCCGGTTATAAGGTCGCTGGCTTCCACGTTATGCCCAGGCATTGGCCGGTCGGTGACCTCGTTGACGAGCGCAATCAGACGGACATCGGTCGCCCGGATACGCTCGTCGTCGATCTGATCCTTTTTATACCGGGTCAGCACGCCGCGGCCGGTATAAAGCACGGGTTCGGCGGTGGTTTGCTCAGTAACCGGATCGTAAGCGCCGGGCCCCAGGTATGTGCCAGTGAATGGCCTGACAGCCTCAGCAAGCGCGGTATCGAACAGCCGCCCGAACGACGCCTGCATGGTTGACTTGATCGGCATGGCTAAACCACCAGAGTGACTTTTTTAAGCGAGTATTCGGCCACACAGCGGCAGCGGATGCGCTCGGAGAGAGGTGCGCCGAGCGAGGTATCGCACGGAAACATCAGCATCGCGCCGCTTGGGGAGGTGAATGCCTGGCCGGCCTCAGTCGTCTGCCCGTTCAGTGCACCGTGGGTGCGACGCTCGCGGCCATCCATTCGAGTGCGCCACTTCTTCACATAGGTGTACTGCCCACCACTGCGAGCCGTGAGCTGCTTCCAGCCTTCCTCTCGGCCTTTGTTGTAGGCTTCGGCTATGTTGGTCTGAGCCAAGGCTTCGGCATGCAGATCCCGCAGCCGCTGCGCATAGGCAGACGCTGCTCGCTCAAGCGTTTCCTTCGGAAGCGGCTTGCCCGCATCGATAGCGGCGCTCACTACGGAGTCGAAACGCGGATCGCGTCGCTTGCGGGTAAGGTACTCACGAAGTTGGCCGGGGTCACCGCTACTGAGCTGGTCGCGGGCGCGCTCTACTGCCTCGGTCGCATTGCCAGTCAGCCCAAGGACGCCTCCCGAACGGCGGCCGGTCTGCTTGCTCCTGCGCCCGACCATATTGAGGGCAATTGTCCGAGAACTATCGCCTCGCAGTCGGCCCTGGGTAATCGCAATGCGTGCGGCGTCCATCTGGTCGCGCGCAGCCTGCTCCCGGATGTCGCGAGCCTGGCTGGACAAGAATGCATTGACGCTTTCCGCGCTCATGTCCAGCTCTCGGCGCACGCCCGGCATACGGATGCCTGCCAATTCCCGAGCAGCGCCGGAGGCGAAGGCTGACCGCAGTCGATCCAGAAACAGTGCCAACAGGCCAAGGGCAATGATCTCTTCCAGTCTGGACTCATCCCCATCTTCGATGGCCTGCTCGATCTCCGTGACGCTGACCGACTTGGCCACCATAGCGATTTGGTCCAGATATGCCTGCTGCGCCGCTGGCTCAAGCTTCTCTACCTCGGCCTGGACCTCGGAAGCCTTCATACGACGAACACCGCGATACTGCCGGTCCGGGTGCTGCGGAAGAGAGGAGCCACAAGCTCATCGACCACGGTCAGCACAGGGCGAGTCGGTACTCCGCCAGACGTATCAGCAGCAGCCTGATACTCGATCTCCAGCACGTCGACCTTCTGCCGCTTGATCGCGGTGGCAGCAATGTAGTCGGGGCTCAGGCTGCCGGGCTCGGCCAGCTCACGCAGCGCCGCTTCGTAGGTGGCCTGCTCGATCTCAGCGGGCACTTGATCACTTGGCAGCGGATGATCTTCGTAGTCCGTCGCGCCAGTGCGCGGCCACTCCCTGGCTTGCCCTCGACCCTCGGTCTTCACTCCGGGGAACAGGGACTGCCACACACCGGAAGGCATAAGCTTCCGGTAGCGGCCATCAATGTAAGCCGATGCCCGGATCAGCGCAGCCTGCTTCGCCTCGTCGTCACCGGCCCATGCGGTATTCGCGCGCGCAGCGTGATAGGCGTCGGCGGCTGCGACGGTTCCGTAGAAATCTGGCATCGGGATGTCTCGAATAGGTGGGCGGCGAACCGCCCGGGGTTTTTACTGGTGCCTCGCCAGCTCGGCCTGCAGCTCTTCCAGGGTGACGTCGTCGCCGACTTCGATCCCCTTTTCCTTGAGCTGGGCGGTGACGTCCTCTTTGGCTTTGGCCTCGGCCTCCGCCAGACGCCTCTGCAGCGTCTCGAGGCCAGAGTTCTTACCGGCTTCGATACCCAGCGCTTTCAGCTTGGCGAGCAGAGCGTCCTTCTCGGACTCTCCACCTTGGGCCATCGGCGCAGCGCCGGCGACTGACAGGAACTTCAGCCGGGATGCCTGCTTGTGGCCGTCGGCGGAGAGCTCAACATCGCGCGACTCGCCCGGGCGAATGAAGACCACGCCGGCACCAGTGCGAACGCCCTGAGGGGCCTTCGAGTTGTTGGTCACTTTCATGACGCTCTCCTATCAGGCCGCTGGTGCGGTGATTTCATCGAGGTAGAAGAACGCACCCGGCAGACGGATCTCGGTGCCGCCGGTACGCGCGATGATGCCGGTTTCGAAGCCCATGATGGACTTCTGGCGGGCAGCCAAGACGCGACGAGGCATCGGCAGGTGGAAGCGAACCACCTCCGGGTCCTTACGGTAGGCGACCAAGCGACCGCCGCCATCAGCAGAAGTGTTGCGCGCCTCGCGCAGCGGCTGAATGTCCAGCGGCTGGCCGGTTTCGGCGGTGTAGATGTTGTTGCGGCGGATGTACTCGAGCACGGTCATGAAGCCGTCGCCAGCACCCATGCGTCGGGTAGCCACGTCACGGAACGCTTCGGGAGGCATACGCAGGGTGTCAGCCCATTCGACTTCCTCGGAGTTCTCGCGAACACCGCCAAGAGCGAAGTTCACGTCGGCCATGATCTGGTCAACGGTCTTATTGGCCCAGAAGATGCCGGTACCGGCACCCGATGCGTCCGCGCGCTGCACTTGGCCGTTATTCAGCAGGCCGGTCCAGCCCTTCTCGGCCGAACCGATCATGGCGATGTCGTTGAGCAAGCGCTCTACCTTGTCCGAGGCGCTGACGGCCTTGGTGTCGTTCAGGTTCACGCCGTAGATCGCAGCCTGATTCACTTCTTCGAGGTTCCACTCCCAACCGGAGCCGATCATGGCGAAGTCGTGCGAGGCTTGATCGCGGGTCACCTGGTTGAACGGCATGTCGGTACCGGCGCCGCTCAGGAACTTGGCTTCGCCCGCCGCATCGACGGTGAAGAACGTGGTGCCGATTGCCCATGGCTGACCTTCGGTTACTACAGGCACGTGAGCGCCATAGTTGAAGGTTGGGTAACGGCGCTGGTAGACGCGTGTCTCGATATTCCGGCCTTGGGCCAGAACGAACGGAAGCGCAGCCTGTGCGTCTTCGAATTGTTTCATTTTTGTGAGTCCTCAGCCTTTAAGCGGCAGCGATCGGGCGCAGGCCCATGGAAATTTCGACGATGTCGCCATCGACGCCCGACGTGTCGAATACAACGTCAGCCAATGGGCCGACGATGCCCGCGCCAGCAGCGCCGACGTAGCGGTTGGTGGTCGGGTTGTAGAAGACGGCCCCGCCGTCAGCGACCGCGCCGCCAGCCTGGACCTTCATCGGGCCCATGGTCATGAACGCGCCGGTGAAGTGCTGCGGGTAGCCGTCGACCAGAGTGGAACCGACCGCAACCGGTGGCACGGCCGGGTTAAGGACTGCCAAGCCCATGAACGCGCCAGCAGACAGCGGCACAACGCCGTGGTCACTGGTGCCGCGCTGCACAGGAGCGCCGAATCGGATGCCCTCGGCGTTCTCGACGGTGCGTGAGACCTTGTTGCACTTCTCCTCGCTCGCGATCTGGCCGACGAGGCCTTTGGCCGGGCGTGCGCCGTAAGTGGTTTGCAAAGTAGCCATGTCGGGTTCTCCTTAGGCCTGGGCTGGGCGGTGAGCGGTCTGCATGTCAGTGATCATCTGCAGGCGGGCCTTTTCGGATTCGTCGCCGACAGTCTTGCTGTCCTGCTGAATCATGTGCTGGCGGAACGGGTCGTTGCCCGGAGCCTTGGCGGCGTCCTCGACCAGAATTTCGAAGCGCGCATCGATGTAGGCGTCCGGCTTGCCAGCGATTGCCGCATCACCCAGCTTGGCTACGACAACAGCCTTGCGGATGTCTGCGTCGGTCTTACCGGTGTAGTCGGCGTCTGCGATGGCTTTGGCCTTGCTGATCAAGTCGGCCCGCGCGGTCACGCGCTTGTCGATGTCGGCGTCGCTCAACTGCTTGGCCTTCAAGCTGTCGATCTCGGCGTCTTTCTTTGCCAGGTCAGCATCCTTGGCAGCCAGCGCAACGGCGTGCGCATCGGTCAGGGTTTTGATGTTCACCCCGGCGTCGGCCAGCTGCTTGGTCAGCTTGTCGATTGCCTGGGCACCTTGGTCAGTGGTCTGGACGGACAGGCCATCAACAATGACCGTACGCAGTGAATCAGCCATGTCATGGCCTCCTTTGGGGGTTAGTTGCTTGTTGTCACCGATGCGAAGTTGTTCGCCGCCCCGAGCGCGATGCTCCAGGCTGAGGTGATTCATCTTCATGGGGCCGAGATAGCAGTCGTAATGCTCGCCGTCGTCGGTTGTGCCGTCCTGGAAGACCACTTCGGCGCCATAGCCCATGGAGAGCTCGCGCTTGCCAGCATCGAAGTCGGCGATGGCCTTGGCATCCATCAGTACCAGCGGCACCTTCACGAACTGGCCGTCCCGCACCACGTCGCCGCCGGTCTGGCCGATGGCGAGGTCTTTCCAGTTCTGCGAGTTGACGCCGTCGCCGCCTGGGTGGCCGTTGGTCATCGGGCGGTAGGCGTAGGACTGCATGGCGTCCTTGTGGAAGACCGAGCTTTCAGGGCGGTACACCTTCACAATCGGCTTGTCGCGCAGTCCGTGCTGGTTGTCTGGGTCAACCTCGGTGCCCAGATAGTCCTGGATGCCCGTGCGAGCCACCCGGGCTTCGGCCACAAGGTATCCGTCCGCGGTGCGCCGAACGCCCGAGACTGGTACGGAATCTGTGAGAATCATTACTACTCCTTGAGCTTGTCCTGCCAGTTCTCGACGACTTCCGCGAAGATCTCAGGACCCAGCTCGATCACGCCCCGATATGGCTCAACCTTGCTCAGGTCAACCGTTCCAGGCTCGTAGGTGAAGGTGATGTGCGGCTGATACTCCGGCCAGTCCCATGACGCGCCGGCCTCAATGATCGAGACATGACGCCAAGCTAGTTCGGAGCTGTTGAACAGCAGCACGACCGCGCCCTCGCCGAACCGCTCGATCAGGCGGGCGCCGCCAGGCGCGATTGACAACTTCCCGTCTCGGTCGCCGGACCAGGAATCACCGACCTTCATCCAGTTGACGGCCCTGCGGCTGTAGGCCACCGTCACGTGCAGGTCATCTGCCGGCAGCGTGGTCTCGAAGCCTTGAGACTTGGCCCAAGCGATGATGTCGGCAGCGTTGGTGACCGTCCGGGAGACGTAAAGGGTGCGTGGCGCGGCGTCGGTGATCCGAGTTGCGCCTGCCTGCTGGACGCCTGACTGCGGCACATCATCCCCGTCCTCCTCGTCAGGCAGCTCGCTGCCGAACTCAGAGATGGCCGACTCAAGGCCGGGCACTACACCGTTCTCGACCAGCAGCGTGACAGCCGCCTTGCTCAGGGCGTCTTCAGGGAACAGGCCGGAGTCCTTCAACACCTTGATGGTGTCGGCGGTCGTCTTGCCGATGTCCGATTTCTCCTTCGCGGTGGACTGCCACAGAGGCGCCCAGGCGTAGTGAATCTCCGATGGGCGACTGCCCAGGGCAGACCGGATCAGACATTCGTCGAACAAGTACAGCGCTGGTGCCGTCTCCAGCTCCTGCATGGCCTGCACGCGGTCGTAGTAGTTGCGAAGGTCAGACTCGCCCGTGGCACTCATCCCAGCCGGCGCCTGACTCAACAGGCGGGTGGCTGGAATGTCGGCAGCACCTGAAACAACCTGCAGGAAGCGGTCGAGGATGTCAGGCAGCGTGCCGAAGCTCGCCGACTTGCTCTCGTACTCCTCTTCCTTGTCGAGGATCAGGGTGCCGTTGATGCCCTTTGCCATCGCGGCCAGGCGCAGTCGCTCAAGAATCTGCTTCTCGTACGCCTTGTCCTGCATGTTCTGCATGAAGTCGGGGATACGGATCACGTCGACCTTCGCCTCGAAGATGAGGCTGGCGATATTCGCCATGGTTGAGTCAGCGTGTTTGACCGCTTCCATCACGGCGAGCAGCACCGAGTCGCCCCATCCCTGTTCGACACCCATGGCCAGGTCAGAGTCAGGATGGCGCGCGCCGATGAACTCGATCAGGCGTGATGGGTGAATCTGGATTGATCCGCCGGCCAGGGTGTAAGCCTTGGGCCTACCATAGCGTTCGGACTGCGGGTCTTGCTCGATCTCGGTCGGATGCAGATTGCGACGGGTCATCACCGTGAGGTACTTGATGCCGCCCGCCCTGATGCGGGTGAAGTCCAGAGGCTGCGACGGATCGCGCTCGCCTGTGCCGATGAAGACCGCAGCCCCGCCGAACAGACGAGCCTTGATCATGGCTTCGAGAACCTTGGCCTTGATGCCAAGACGCTTCTCTTCCGCTTCGATCCTCTCGATCTGTTTCTTGTCAGCCTGCCAGTTGCGCCACTTGCGGCAAGAGTCCATCGCGGGGATATCCACGATCTTGCGTGGCAACCAGGCCCCTCGGTAGGCGTTTACGAGCTCTTCGTCGGTCATGAGTGCGGGGGCGTAGGTCGACCCGACGGACTTGTCTCGCTCAGTGCCGAGATTCGCCACCAGGTTGACGAGCTTGTCGCTCAGGAATCGGATAGCGCCCATTAGGAAACACCTGCGAGGGAGTACTTGTTGATTGGGTACTCTTTGTGAATGAAGTAGCCACCAGCGTCAGGCCGGTGGTCGTTGCCCTGCTTCTTGTCGGGCTCGCCGTTGGTGCCCCAGATCTGCTGCTCAAGGTCGTCGGCATAGGTCGGGCACTTGTCTGCGTTCACGCGGTACCGGCGCTGCCCTGCTGCGTTGCAGAACATCGCGTTCATCGAGTTGATGCGATCCTTCACCGGCGGGTTGCTAGCCGGGGCGGCGACGATGAAGCCAGCCTGCTTGAGCAGGGAAATGTCTGTCTCACTAGCGCGCACTGACTTGCGGGAATCACCAGAGGCGTCCGGATAGACCCGAATCTGGCGCGTGTTGCGGTAGTCGTTGCCGTCGTACAGCCAGTAGCGCTCTTTGATCTGCTTGATCATGTCGGGCGTGTCGTAGCCGTTGATGATCTCGTCCACCGCATGAGGCAGGCCCAGGCGCTTGACGTGGACCACGGCCGACATCTTGCCGACGTTGAAGTCCATGCCGATGAACAGCGGTTCAGCAGGCTGAATTGCCTCTTGGCTACCGTTCAGCTTGCGGTCATAAGCGGTGTAGATCGTCCCGGACGTCAGGTTCACGAACTGGCCGTTCAGGTAGGCCATGATCAGTTGCTCGGGATACGAGTCCATCAGCGACGGGATATAGTCAGGCGGCAGGTTCAGCTCGTTGTCGAACGTGCTCGCCTGCACTAGGCCATACATGCCGTTGAGCGCCGGCTTCTCGCGCAGCTGCTTGACGAACTGCTGGAAGACGAACTTGAACCCTTCCGGAGTCGTGGTGACGTCTACGCCGTTCTTGAGCCCAGCCACGTTGTAGCGCATCCGGGCAATGATCTTGCGCCAAGCATGCTCAGCCTTCAGCTTGGGCAGAACGTCCAGCTCGTCGACCAGAGCGTGACCGATCTTGAAGCCCACGATGGTTTGTGGCTTTTCCATCGACCGACAGATCGCTGTGCTTCGATACTGTCCGCCACTGTAGAACTCGACCTCTTTGTCGCTCTCCTTCGTCTTGACCTTCAGGCCCCAATCGAACGCCACTTCCTCGATCGTCGGAAAGAAGATGTCCCGAATCTGCGGGTAGGTCGGAGCGAAGTAGCCGGAGTTGATGCGGGGCCATTCCCATACGTGCTTGCAGATGCCAGCGCAGCCCACCCACGTCTTGCCAGAGCCAAAGCCTGCAACGAAGCCGCGGAACTTGTGCTGCATCTGGAGGAATCGAGCCTGCGGGACGTTAAGCGTCGGCATCAGGCTTCCTCGCGTCCACCACGTCGACCTGCACGCGGGTGGGCGGCACGTTGTCGTGAGGGTTCTCGTTCTTGGTCTGGCGGTTGACGTAGATGTCGCCAACCTCCTTGGCCGCCTGCTCCAGCAGTTGGGCAGTGAGAGCCATGTTCTTCATGCTCTCAGCCTTCTCGGCCATCCGCCCCAAAGCACGAAGCCGGTAAGCGCGGTGCGCGATAGGGATGCTCGCAGTTTCAGCTGTGAAGCGCTCTCGGCAGACATGGAACAGGTCAGCCCAGCGCTTTGCCAGGCCACGACCTGCGTACTTCGTAGGGTCATGGCCCTCGCAGGTCTGACGACTCACGTCTATGCCGAATTCTTTCTTGACAGCCTCCACCACCTGGGAAGGTGTATCGAAGCAGGCCAGAGCCTGAACAATGAAGGCTTTGACCTCGCTTCGTAGTGCTGCCATGTAATTGCCATCCGTCAGGGCCGGTCAGGACTCAGGCCGACTTGAGCAGGCAGGTTCCGCAGGCCCTCGAAATGTTGATCTTGCCCACCTCGGCAGGCTTGTTTGCTGCATCCACCAGGGCTTGAACGTCTTCGCTCGCCCCATAGCGACGGACGACACCGACGAACTCTTCCACGTCGTGGCCTTGAAGCTTGAGCTTGGGCATGCCGTCCTGGGTGAACTTGGGTGCGCCATATTGATCGGTCGCTTGGGCGATGTGATACAGCTCATGCTCGACCAGCGCGCAGAATTCAGCGTCGGAGCACTGAGCGCAGTAGTCAGCAGCGAGCGTGATGATGAATTCGGGTACAGAGCCGAACCAGTCGAACATCTGTTGTTCCATCCGGGCTTTCTGCCAGCCGCCGGCGCGGAACGCTACCTGCTCTGCCTGACCCAGCACTGTGCGGCCCTGCTTGTTGAAGCTGGACGACGCCCACATTACGCGAACGTCTGCATCGAGCAGATGAGCATGATCCGGGTTGTGGATGCTTCCGGTATCCGCGAGCACTTCGACCTTGAGCCATTCCCACACCTCAGGCGCCGGAGTAAGCCGTATACCGAAGTCAGACAGGTCCGACAGCTCAAGCAGCGACGCTGGAGGTGCTGGGCGGGTCATGGGCTTATTTCGCTCCGCAGTTCGGACAGATCGGCCCGGTATCAGTTTGATCCTGGACATGTCTAGCTCCATTGCCCGGCCAACGTCTTGGGCAAATTGATTGCTTATGATCATGTTGCTCAGCACCTAGAAGCCTCCAGCGATCCAGCTGGAGGCCAGTAGCTTAGTAGAAAGTGTGTACAACCTGATCGAAGGTCTTCCATTCTCCATTATTAGGATAGAAAACCTTGACTGGCTTGATATTTGGTTTGAAACCAAACCGTGCCCACACTACCTTCTGAGTGACGATAGAAAAACTACCGTTTTCCTGTATACGAGCATACGAACCTGGGTAGCCGTCCGTCTGCGTATGCCAGACCGCAACACCGGCTTGGTTGTATACAACAAAGTTGCCATCCGCTTGCATGGCTGCAAACGCACCACCCTTTTCATGCGTATAACTAGCCCACAGTACAACCCCATTTTCCCCATAGAGCACAAGGTTGCCGTCGCCTTGGAATACCAGATTGGAATTTCCTACGGTAAACGAGTCCCCCGGGTAGATCATGGTGCCGGGCGGGATCATCACAGCTGGGAGGTCAGGGGTAACAGGAATTGATTTCTTGCTAGCCCAAACTGGAATTGCATCAATGATTACGATATTTCCATCATCTTGTAGTTGAAGAAACGTACGCAACATCGCTGCGGTTGTGTCTTTGTCCGGTGGGGTACTGTTATCAGTAGACCACAGGCGGGACCGCTGGTTATCTGAAACACAAAGAGCATAGTTGAGGTAAGCAATTGATACCTTAGCTGTCATGCCTCGCTTCGGATATACCTCCCCCGAATATGGTACGTCGGCATTACCTGCCCAAACTGGATCGGTTCCATCCCACAAAACCAAATTGCTATCTTCCTGAAAAATCAGTCGGAAACGCTTATTAGGCGAATCCAAATACTGATTGAACACCATTTCGGTCTTTGGATTTAAGATTGACAGTCCATTTTCCGACATTGAGTTTAGGAAATATCCCATTGAGGTTACCTATTGAGTTTGATGATTTGTCGCGGAGGATTCCGCTGTCATGTCGCTCAAAGGCGATAGCTCGAGGCTCGGGGCCTTCACATGATTCAACGTCCCGCACCGGGAACATTTGATCTGGAGCTCGGCGTTCTCGCCGATACGGGCAAGAAGTCTTTTGCACTGTCCACATCTGAAGTCTTTCAACATCTGCAAAGCCTTATCGTTTTCTGCTAGGCTCCGCCCCGCTCGCGCGAGCAGTGAGGGCCTTGGCTGGCTTGCAGGCTACATCTGCGATCTGGCGGCTCTGTCGGGTGTTCCCGCACCCGCTGGAGTCGCCCTCTCTTTTCCGTGCAACAAAAAAGCCCCGATCTATGTCGGGGCTTTGGTTTCTTATCCGTAACGTGGCCAGCATGGTGCCGTTTGCAGGTGCGCTACGGAGCTTTCCGCTCTACCGCCTCGGTCACCTTGTCGGCGGCTTTGCTGGCAGTGTCGGCTGCCTGGGTAGCGGTTGCTGATGCTGCCTCAACCTTTGCAGCCGCATCGGTGGTCTTGGCTGCCAGGCTGCTCAAGCGTGCGTCTCGCTGCTTGGTGGCCTCGTCATACCCTCGGCGCACCTCAGCAACTTGATCGGTGTACCAGCTGGCAAGCTTCCACTGTGCGGCCTGGAAGCCAAGCACAGCGCCGCCGAGGACCAGCAGGACGGCGATCACCCACACCTCAACCCGACGCCACCAGCGGCGGGCTATGAATTGCATCGCGCATGAGTCCATCAGTTCAGTACTCCCAACTTTGTGCGAAGGTGAGTGATCTCGTCGCTCTGCTGGGTTACGCGCTGAGTAAGTTGTGCGACGTGGCTGGTAAGGGCTTCAATCTTCCCCTCCATCCGGCCTACCGCAGCGGCGAGTTCATTGCGCTCTTTGGCGAACTGGTCTGCACGGGCCTCCGCTTCTTTGCGGGCCTCACGCTCAGAGTCGAGCAGTTCATTCAGCCGGCGGACGGTGCCGATATCGGCGTTGTCCATGGCGCGGTCCGCAGCATCCTTCGACAGAAACTTGCGAAGCCAAAGGAAAGCGCCCAGCAATACAGTGCCCGTGCCGCCCAGCCAGGTGGCTGTGCCTGGGCCGAGGTCGGTAGGGTCCATCTAAAAACTCCAAACTAATACTACAAATTTGTTGTATTAAGACATTTATGTTGTATACTTGAGTCATCCAAACAACGAGGCGAGGTGATGAAGTTCAGCGAGTTCAGACGATGGTTGAAGGCCCAAGGGGTGACCTTCGAAGCAGGCAAAGGAAGCCACTTCAAAGTCACCGCCCCAAACGGCAACAGGACCACCTTCGCGGATCACGGAAGCAAGGAAATGCCGGAACCGACCCGCAAGGCGATCATTAAACAACTGGGGCTCTGAGAGCCCCTTCACCGCATCTGATGCTGAACGATCACCTCCAAGGAGTGACCATGTACAACTACGCAATCTGTTTCGAGCAGGACAACACGCCAGGTCTCGCCGTTTTCTGCCGCGACCTGCCGCAGCTGAACAGCTATGGCGATGACCGTGAGCACGCGATCCGTGAGGCTGTAGACGCCATCGAGACAACTTTGTCGATCTACGTTGACGACCGCTTGCCAATCCCTGAAGCGACGCCGCCGCAGGATGGCGAGGAAGTCATCTATTTGCCAGCGGTGACCGTGGCCAAGATCGTGCTATGGAACACCATGATGGAGCGCGGCATGCGCAAGGCTGATCTGCGCCGCTTGCTCGGCGTGCACCAGGCGCAAGGCGACCGGCTGGTCGACTTCCTTCACACATCCAAGATGGAACAGATCGAAGCAGCCCTCTCCGCTCTCGGTAAGCGACTGACTGTTTCGGTTGCGGCGGCGTGATCGAAGGCGTGATGAGTCCCTCGCGTTTGTGCATTGCAGGCAAGAGGCATGGAGGGCATTTGGGAAATCGTGGGCACAAAAAAACCCCGCCTGGGGACGGGGTTTTTCGTTCGCTAACTACATTTCAACGGCGGACAGTATCTGGGCGCGCGCGTCTTTGGCCTTCACCTTTTCCTTTGCTTGCGAAGCGCTGGACGCCATCACCTGCGTATGCATTACGCTGGAATTTGGTCCGGTAATCCACCTCACGTTATATCTCTTCTCTGCCATAGCACGCTCCCTGAGTTGTGTAGCACTAGGCTACCAGAGCATGGGCAATCGTCCCAAACAAAAAACCCGCTCGGAGGCGGGTCTTCTGGAGCAAGTTGCCGCAGGCAAAATACTCAATGTGGCGAAATGATGCCGCCAGCCGTGCGGGAAGTCAACTGCCTGAATTAACTCTTTCTATTTTCGCGGAAAGCAGGCTTACCGCGAGGAACATTATTGAGAGCAAGACCCATAGCATTGGCTTATCGTTACCCTCAAAAATACAGACCAGGCAAAGAGCGGAGATGAGGAGCCATCGCTTCTTCATGCCTGAAATCTTCCACTTCATGCTGCTTCCTTCATCTGGTAGATCACTGCCCCAATTGGGCTCAATGCCATCCTATCAAGGTCCTCGCAGCACTCAAACGAAAGCGTGATCACCGGCTCCCAATCCCGAGCCCAGGCGCATGATTCCAGCCGGCACCCGAACTCACCCCACAGCCACGCGCGAAACGCCTCAGGCTTGATCAGCGGATCCTCGTTGGCCGACTGCCCGCCCTGATGCATGTAGCGGTACCGGCGCATCACGCCCTTCACCACATACTCCAGTTTTTCCCGCTTGGCCGCGGTCATGCGCTTGGACTTCGAAACGACCATGCCGAACACGACTTCTTCCGCAGCCTCACGGATGTCGTCGTCGCGGTTGGCCGCATACATGTACTCGCCGAATACACGAACCTGCGGGTGAAGCCGGGCGATTGCCGACTGGATGTGACCGGCCAGCGCACTGTGCATCGCATGGTTGGCGGTCGGGCCGCGCTCAGTGGTCTGGACCACCACGCCTAGCTGCACGACATCAGAGGTCTGTCCCGGCGCTGGGTTGTAGGTGCAGTCATGCCATGCCTGACGTGCCGAGAAAATCTTCATGCTGCCGCCCTCTTGAGTTCTCGGGTCTTCGCCCTGTAATGCGCCGTGATGGCCTTGAGTTCTTCCACGGTGTACTTCTTCACGGACTGATCAGCCTCCAGCGCCTCGACCGCCTCCAGTCCGATACGAGCGATTAGGCCGACCCGGTAGTCCACGGCATTGCCAGACAAGAAGCGGTTGTCCTGCTTGCTCTGCGCGTGGCAGTTGCGTTCATCGAACCTGAGGTGCGGTGCTGCCCCGACGCTGCGGTAATGCCCCGCATCCGTCTGGTTGCCGGTCCAGTCCAAAGGGCGGCCGCTGGAAATGCACGGATGGCCGGCGGCCTGGTCGCGAGCGCGGATGTAGGCGTTGAAAGCCTGCTGCGCGTCACGCAGATGCTCTCCCCTGCTCTTCAGCCTCTCCTTGCGCACCTTGATCTCGCGTCGCTCCACCTGGGCCAGCGCCTTGCGTGCCCGCTCCTGATTCAGCGGGGCCAGCACCAGCGCGCAGGCCGGGCTGCAGGCTTTCTGCGTGGTCTTAAACGGCACGAACTCCTGGCCGCACGCGTCGTTTTTGCACTTCTTCAACTTTGGCTTCGCTGCCTTCAACGCTGTTCGCATCACATCTGCCCCCATTGGAATTGGAGGCAGAGAGCCGGTTGCTGGTAGGCCCTGGTCATGAACGTGGTGAAGCGGGCGGAGTACCGAATGAGGGCCTGCATTAGAACTGCCCTCCCCAGCGATCCGTCTGCGTCCAGCGCACGCCCTTCTCCGCACCGAACGCATGCATGACCTCGAACAGATCGCTGAACCATTTCTTGGATTGCTTACGAGTCGAGACGCCCAGCACGACGAATCCGCCGTCAATTCCTGGCACCGCGTCCTGCTTCTCCACCGCGGCCGAGAAAACGTGCTTCCAGTCTTCATCGCTCAGCTTGCGGCCGTACCACTCAACCTGCTGGGAGACGTCCCGCAGCATTGCCCACATCTTGCGGTTGAGAACGTCAGGGCGCTTTTCATCTCGGATGACGACAACCTTTGGCTTGGTCAGGTCCGTGCCGTGCAGGAAGCCCATGACGCGGGCGATGTCGCCGGTTGAACGTAGGGCGAACTCAGTCATGGCTGGCCTCCCGCTTCATCGCCCCATCAACCTGCTCGTCCAAGCGATCACCGCTTGGGCAGTCATAACCAAGCTTGACCGATACCTTCGGGTTGACCACTACAGCGAGATAGGCGACCGGCCAGTGCTGATTGCGCAGGAAGCGATAGCGCCTGGCATCCTTGCGCAGCGACTCATTCTCGGCCTTGAGCTGGTCGCGCTCTTGCTGAACATCAAGAAACTGGTCCTCTGCCTTTTTGCAGTGTGAGACCCACACTTTCCGGCGCGCCCGCATGCTCACATTTAGCCGAAGGTGCATCAGACGCTGGGCATTCACCATATCAATCTCCGCAAGCAGGGCCAGCACCGTGGCGGGGTTGGCGGCGGCAGCGAACGCTGCGTTCTTCAGAGCGTCGGGCCCATGCGATTCGAAGATTGCGTAACCGGCGTTGATCTGGTCACTCTCGGCCGACATGACTGTCTTGTGACCGTCGGTTGTCCACTTGCTCGGACTTGCAGCCTCGGCCAGCGCCCGGAGCTGTGCTTTGTCGATGCTCATTGGCACAGCCCCTTCGGCACTTGAACGGTTTCGCCAAGCACAGCGGCGACGATTGCGCGACAGGCGGCGATGAGGTGGGTGGGGCCATTCTCGGCGCCCGAACGATCGTTCAGGCCGATAACCGCAAAATAGGCGTCGGAGTAAACGCCGAAACCGATCATGTACTTCTCGATCAGCGGACCGCCCTGGCTCCAGTCGGTGGATGGACTGAATTTGCCGGTGGTTGCTTTGCAGGGAATCTCACCCGGAAATATCCAGGCCTTATCCATCGGTCCGCTTTCGGAAAACTGATAATTCCCGCGGTAGGCACCGATGGCTCTCGCAACAGCCGAATCCAGAGCCGCGCCTTCCAGCTCGGCAGTTTTTACTTCCACGAATTCGCTCATTGCGCAGCTCCCTGACTCTTGTTCCTGCCAAACTTGGAAAGCAGCAGCGCCCGGGCCGACTGGCCGTCTGCGGGTATGCCCTGCTCGATGATTCGCGCCTGATTGATGAACTCGCGCATCAGAAACCCTCCTTGCCGCGCTGAGATTCCCAGTCGAACGGGACAACCACTCCGCCACCTTCACGAAGTCGGTCGACGCACCGCTCACCCATCGCCATCGGCAGCTGCGCGGCGTCCAGGTTGGAGATCACGACCGTGGGCCGGACCTGCTCATAGCGGCCATTGATGATTGCGAACAGGGTGTTCAGCTCGAAATCGCTCGGCTGCTCTTTGCTCACCCCGACTTCATCGAGGACCAGCAGCGATGGCTCGATCAGGCTCGCCAAGATGTCGGCTTCGTTCTGCTCGCTGTGGCGGTCGAAGGTGGCGCGGATTGCCTGCAGGACAGAACCCACGGTGCGGTAGACGGCCGTTGCAGTGGTGTTGAGCATCAGGTCGTTCGCCATGGCCGCGCCAAGGTGAGTTTTCCCGGTGCCGGGCTGGCCCAGCAGCATCAGGCAGCGACCGTCACGCTCAATCTCGTCGAATATCTCCACGTAGCGCTTGCAGATCCTGAGCGCCTTGGCTTGGCCTGGGTTGCCAGCTCGGTATCCGGCCAAAGTCTTGTCAGCAAAGCGCTTCGGGATCAGCGCTGAACCCAGCTTGCGAGAAATGGCGATCCTGGCTTCACGCGATTCGTCAGCTTTGCGGGCGGCTTCCCGCTCCTCGGAGGCGATACGCTGGCACTCAGGGCAAGCGCTCTTGAACTCGCGGCTCATCAGCACGGTGATCTTCTGGTCAAACGGTCCGTGTTTCTCGCATTCAGCAGGCTGAACTCGCGGGGCGACTTGCGGGGTATGGGTAGTCATCATCACGACGTTCTCAGAGCGCATAGGTGCCGTCCTCCCGCATGGTCAGGCCGACTGTGTAGTCTCGGTCGGCGAATCCGTGGTGGCGGCTTGTTGCCGGGGCTGGCGACCGAGTGGAGACGCGATTTGCGATCCAGTCAGCCTTGAATCCGTGCCATCCGGCGCTCAGAGCTTCGGTCATCGCGTCTACCGCGGTGATACCCAGGTCGGCGCACTTTTTCAGCTCGGCGTTCAGGGAGGACCAGACGGTTTGGGTAACCGGGGCGCGCTTGGTCTTGCGCAGGGACAGCCAGTCAATCAGGAGTTGATCAGGAATCTGGTGGGGGTTGTCGGCCAGCATCTGGCTCATGCCGAACGCTGGTTTGCGTTCACGTTTCGGCTTCACCTGAGCGGGTGTGCCTACTACTTCGTCAGAAGTAGTATTTGTATTTCTTTCTTTATAGTGTGCCGAAAACGGCACTAAGGACGTGCCGAATACGGCACACTGAGCCTTTTCTGGCACTTTGGATTTCGGGTTGTCTTTTGGGTCGATTTTCCATTCCGACGATGGCGAAATCCCCAGCGCTCCTTTGCTGCCTCCAACGCGATACAGGACGCGCTGGCGCAGCAGTTCGCTCACCATGCGGGAAACGTGCTCACGGCGGATGCCGGTCATGTCAGCGATGACTGAGGCGGCTATGCGTGCGCTGTCGACGTTGTAGCCCGAGGTCTGCCGATGAACAGCCAGAGCCACACGAAGCTCGCGCCCGGACAGGTCGGCTCCGATCAGAGCCTCGTACAGATCGTTGTCCATTCGGGTAAACCCCTGGGACTTGTGCAATTGGATGATGTTTGTCATGATTCCGCTCGTTGAATTGCTGTTGAAGAAGCCGGTCTAGCCACCGGCTTTTTTGTGCCCGTCATTCGGGCTTATCAGGGCCTGCTCAGGCCCTACGGTGAAACGGTGCAACCGTCCCCCGCGGGTTCCGGGGTTTGGTGCGGTTGGCCAGTTCACTTCGAATCAACTCCGCCGCCAGCGCTTCAGGGGTCATCCCCCTGCGTTCCGCCTCCTGCTCCAGCTGATCCATAAACGCCTGGTCCAAACCGAACTGCTCAGTCGGCATAGGGCCTCCTCTAGGCCTTCAGGCCGCGTGCTGATCGCCGCTATTCTCCGAAGCCAGGGCAGCCAGCTGCGCTTCCAGCAACTCACGGCACAGAACGGCTCGCTGTGTGCGATGAAAATTCGCCAGAGCCTGAATCAGGTTGAAGGTGTCCTCATCGACCCTGACCTTGATCTCGCGGTCGTGAAGATGCTTGGGGTTGGCGTACATGCGGCTTTGCTCCTCGAGCGGTTGAAGTGGATTTAGGCAGCGTGCTTGCGTGCCGGGATTGGGCGAATCTCATTTGCCAAGATGGAGCCGTCGTCCATCAACGTGATGGTGATCGCACGATTCGAACGATGCATTTGAGATACGGCGCTTTGCTGGATACCCAGAGCCTTGGCGAGATCGCTCTGGGTTCCATGCGATGCCAGATATTCCCCAAGGGAAATGGTCTTCATCTTCTGGGTCTCCGGTTGATTTGGCCTTATATTAGCACTGCTGTTTTACACAAAACAAGGAGTTTGATTAGCAGTGCTGTTTGCGGAAATATCAGCGCTGCTACTTAATCGCGCACATGAAGAAACCCACTCGAACTCCCCTCACCCAATCCCAGCTGGATGATGCTGAGCGGCTGCGCAACATCTACCTCAAGCGCGTCCAGGAATCCCGGGCGAGAAACGACCATCCTGTCCTAAATCAAGCCGAGGTCGGTGAGCGCTGTGAATGGAAGTCCCCGCAAAGTGCGGTGAGCCAGTACCTGAATGGCAAGGTGGCATTGAATCTCGACGCATTGGTACGCCTGGCAAAAGCCCTGGACTTCGAACCGGCGGATGTCAGCCCCGTCTTGGCTGCAGGAATCTCGCGTGCGGCCGATGAACCATTAACTGCTCCAAGTCATCACTCGCCTGCCGCCAACACCCCTCTTCCGGACGGCGCGGACACGGATCTCGAACACCAGTACGCTTTTGTCCCTCAGCTAACGGCCAAGGCCGCCGCCGGCCTGGGCCATGACAATCCCCATGTCGAGAGCAGATCAACCCTGGCGTTCAAACGGGAGTGGCTACGGTATCGCGGGGCGAACCCAAAGAACCTGATGGTCATTTACGCAGCTGGCGACAGCATGTGGCCGACGATCAACGATGGCGACGTTCTGCTGGTGGACAAATCCAAGGTTGAGCCCATGGATCGGCAGGTGTTCGTCCTGACGAGCGCTGAAGGGGCAATTGTGAAGCGGATGGTTCAGGCGCCGCTGGGTGACTGGATCATTCGCAGTGACAACGAGGACAAGACAGAGCACCCGGATCGCTTGCTACTGCGTAGCGATGTGAACGAGCACCGCATCATCGGCCAGGTCATCTGGCGGGGCGGGGATTTGTGATAGCTATTCACCACCAAGCCTTAATTTGATTCGGTGTGAGGATATCGAGCAATAGCTCGACACCCTGCGTACAGAAATAAGCTTCAATAAAGGGGTGTCGAGCCTGACCTCGACACCCCCACAGGATTACTAGAAATGGCGTACGAACAGATCAGCTTTGATTTCGATAGCAGCCCCGTTTTCGAGGGGCTTGCTTTGTGGACCCCGAGAGAAATTTGGGTTCACCTAAATCAACGACTTCTGGAAAGTCTTCGGGAGGATCGCCGGTTTGAGCGGAAAAATCATAAAAGTCCAAGCTTGGATGACTTGGCGAAATACTACAGCACGTTTTCGAATACTCCTGACGGAGGTATGTTGATCTACGGTGTAGCTGATAACGGTGATATTCATGGTTGTGGGTTTAGTGACGACCAGATAAACAGCGTTGAGAGATGCCACGTAACCCATTGCCCAATGTCGAAACCAGAGTTTAAAAGGATTCCTGTAGTCGTTAATGGAATAGCAAAATTTTGCATTGCTATTTTCATACCTTACATTGGCAGGCTTGTAGAGACAAGCAAGGGTGAGGCATGGGTGCGCTACGGCTCCAGCAAGCATCTGATGAGCGAAGAGGAAAAGCAGGATTTCCGAGCCACTAGACAGGAGTTATCTTTCGAATTATCGGACGCGTACGCCTTCAAATATCCGGATGATTTCGATCTTCGAATCATACAAGACTACTGTGATAATTTCCGCGAGCGCGAACTGCAACCTAACTGGACTAATGAGGATGTATTGACCGACAGGCATCTTCTAAAACAAACAAATGACGGTTTTAAGCCACTAAATAGCTTGGTTCTACTTGCCGCCAAAGACCCTTCTCTAACAATACCGGGATGCCGCATGCGAGTTCAGCGATTCGGCTCTCTGAAAGAGGGATCCGGCGTTTCTTACTCGCCCATGCGAGACATTACAATCGAAGGAAACCTGGTTCAAATAATTCAGAAAGCGCAAGAACGAATATCTGCTGAAATTTACGATGTCACTTGGCTAAATAAGGACGGTAAATTTGTAACCACGCCAGAATATCCCCAGTATGCGTGGCTTGAAGCGATTGTAAATGCCTGCGTTCATAGGTCTTATAGTTTTAGCGGAACAGAAATTACTGTCAAGTTTTTCCCTGATCGAATGGAAGTGGAAAGCCCAGGCGGCTTTGTACCACCAGTAAATGAAAAAACCATATATCACACCCGGTCCAGTAGAAATCATCACTTGATGGATGCCATGCGTTATTTGGGATACGTGCGAATGGCCAGGGAGGGCACCCGCCGAATCAGAGATAGTATGAGTGAGTACCAGCTACCAGAACCGATATTCCAGCAAGAAAACATCCACGGGGTGGTTGTAAAGGTAACTTTGAAAAATGATCAAGAAACACGAAGTAGGGCATCCGACAAAGATGTTGCTATGTACTTCGGGGTAGAGGTTTGGAGAAAGCTTGAAGAACACGAGATAAAAATTGCGGCATATGCATATAGAAACGGAACCATGCAAGTATCGGAGGCCCAGAGGGTAACCGGAAGGACTTGGCAGACCAGCAAGAAAGACCTGGAACGACTAGCTGTTAAAGGGGTGCTGGTTTTTGAGCCAGGCAGCTATGTGCGAGATCCAAAAGCAAAGTATCGCGTAATTCAGAGAGAATAGTAAATAATGAGCCCGGCCCAGCGCCGGGCTTTTCGTATCTGGGGGATCAGCAGCCTGGTCCACAGGACGCTTGTCAGACGACTGTCACAAAAGCCGGAACCTATCAGCGCCGCTCCGCTCCACAGGCAATATGCTTGGAGAGCGCGTATGTTCGTCGAGGAAAACCTGAGTCTTGTCCAGTCTCTGCTTCACCAGATCTCCGTGGACCAGGCGGCTGAACTGTCCGACTTCTCACATTCGCAAGCGGACGCATTGTTCGGGCTTCGAGAGCTAATCAGATTAGGGCTGATCGAGGGAGATTTTACGTATGGCGACGACTCGGACCCTTGCGGCCCGCTTCTGAAATCGGCGTCTAAAATCCGCCTTACCAAACTAGGTCGAAACTTCGTGTGAGATTCAGGTGCTGGGCAGGTCCTCGCAGCTCAGGTATGCTCCCGCTTTCGTAAAAAGAGCGCATACGTGGACACTCTCGACCCGCGGGAAATCGAACGAGTTCTGGCTTTCATGCTGCCTGGATGGAAGGTGCAATGCCGTTGCCATCCAAACGGAACGGCCTCGTTGGACATTGAAGGACCAAATAAGGAGCTGTTTGCTGTAACCGGTCTAGTCCGGAGTCAGTACCACGGCCTCAAGGGCATCCAAAACCTCGCCAGCCTGCTGTTAGAAGAGCTGGCCATCGTCCGTACCGCAGCCGAACGACAAACGCGCGCCTGAAACGGGCCAAGCGTCTTCCTCCGTATAAATTCCCGCAAGCGTGCGCGCTTACTCCCGGCTAAGCCCGTTTTCAACGAATTATCTCACGCGCTCCAAAGAGCACATTTGTACTCCTGCGCCTTGCCATTACTGAGCCACCTCCGTACTGTATACACATACAGTGGTAGAATGGAGAGCATCATGGCAAGGCAGAAGTCCCAGGCGGCGAAGGAACCCTCTTCCTACGAGCTGCTTGGCATCCGCATCCAGCGGAGCATCAACAGTCCCAAGGCCCAGGCATCGAAATCGGCCGTCCTCGAACGAAGCCCGAGCGACTCGCCAGAGGACTGGGATCGCTTACTGGAAGAACTGGCAGAGAACGACAACGTGACCATTGCCCATCGAGACGACGGGCATGTGCAGCTCTCCTGGAAGGTCCCCAAGCTCGACTGACCCCCTCCACACGAACCCGCCGCTGAGCGGGTTTTTATTGTCCGGACGAAAACATATTAGCACTGCTGTTGACGGGGAATATCAGCAGTGCTAATTTTCACCCATCGAAACGAAACAGCCCCTCAACAGGGCCTCCGGATCGAAACACGACTGGTGAAGCCGCCAGATAGCCAGGGATCAGCGACAGTGATCTCCCAGCCCCCGATAAGGGGACCGACTGGAACCAACAGCTCTTTAACAGATGAAGCAGGCCAGCGACCGACGCCAGTAGCGGGTCGCGGCGCAAGAACAGTTATTTTCGCGTCAGCGCCCGCATCGGGCGCTTTCGGAAGGTGGCTGGAATGATTATCGGCGCTTGCCTGATCCTGGAGCGCCGCCGCTGACAAAGTGGACCTTGGAGAACGGTGTTGAATGATCTGGGCCTGACGGCAAATAGGTCTCGTCCAGATCCTTTGTGCATGGGCGACACAGGCTTGGGGGCTTATCCCATTTGGTGTGAACCGAGAATTTTGATTTGCATCGCCAGCAAAATTTATTCACCCATTCGCCGCCGGGCGCTATCGCCTTGGGTGGCGATTTTGGCGGGGCTTTGATCGTATTTGATGGAGTTTTTTTCGAAGCTTTCTTTGCTTCCTTGATGGCCGCCCTTGCAGCTTTGCGATTCAGCTTTTTCTTGCTGGCATCTTTGGAAATCTCGCGAAGCTCCAGGATTTTGTTCAGCAGCGCAAATTCATTCCTGAGCTCTACCGTCAAAGCATCCTCGTCGGATGTCGGCTTCGGGTGCTTCGACTCTTTCAATTCCATGGCATGCGCCTCTTGATTGATTAGCCGAGATTATCAGCGGCCGGACGCCATGAATAGCCGCGCAATGCGGCCCCCTGCATTCAATTCAATAGGTGGCCACTGCCTGCCCAGTGAGCGAGCCATAGGAGACACAGCCATGTAGATACGACAGCGCGCCGGGGCCTTCCAACAGCGGCAACGACTCTGAGATTCAAAAAAGCCCGGCTTGTGTCGGGCTTTTCTTTACCTAAATCACGACCGCATCGGCAGGTGCCAGGCCAGCGCTATTCACGCTGGGTCTGGTCACCCGCGCCTGGCATCTGGCCAATGCGGTCCAGAGGACACAGCAATGAGCGAATGGATTAAGTGCAGCGACAGGCTGCCAGACCTGGACACCCCAGTTTGGCTGCGGATGCCGGAAAACATCATGATCCTAGGCGAGCGAGGCTCAAGCACTGACGGATGGATGTGGTCGGCATGCTACGGCGTTTACTTCAACTCGGACGGTGAGTGGGACGCCTGCGAAAGCGATGCAAGCGATGAGCATGAGCCTACCCACTGGCAACCACTTCCCGCCCCGCCCACTGCATAACCCAGCCTCTGGAGGCGACCATGAACGCAGCACTACGCATTGCCCAGTATGAGTATGACAACCGCCTCCCGGTCGACCTGTGCGACGCGGCGGAACAGCAGTGGATCGAGAATGGCGTTTACACGCTTATCGAGCTGCGCTCCGACGTGAGCTTCAAGCGCCGCCTGCACCCTAAGCAGGGCGTCACCTTCGAGCAGTTCGCACAAGCAGTGGACGAGTACGTCATGCAGCAGCTCAGCGGCTCAGGTATCAGCGCGTCTGTGCTGGGCCGGCTGATCATGGCCGCAAAGTTCGGCTCACCCTCTGAGGTCGCTACTGCGGCAGATGAGGCCCTGAACAGTCCTGATCCAGACGAGGCGCTGCGCCAGATCGCGGTGCGCCTGCTCAAGCCGCTGGCCCGCGACGGGCTGATTGCGCAGGCAGAGGACGCGGAGCTGTGACCTTCGACCCCGCCATCGCTTTTATCGAACTGGAGATCGCCAAGATTGGGCGCTCTCCTACCCCCGGCCCTGACATGAGCTTTGTCATGGGCATGATCGAAATTGCCCAGTTTGTTGAGCTGTTTGACAAGCCCGCAGCGGATCGCTACCGGGATGAGGTTGAGCGCAAGCACGCGGACAGGGTTGAACAGTTGAGGAAAGCAGCATGAGTATCGATTGGAGCAAGGCGCCGAAACTTTCGACTGGCGCGATGGTTGCTAACTTCAGCGGCGGGAGTGTCAAGATCGGGGACGTCGAGTTCATAGGTGCGCCCGGGCAAGACGGCCGGGACATTTATCATGAAAGCCCAGATGCGTGGACCTTTCACGCCCGCCCCGAACTCGCAAGCGCTTGGAATGGCGAAGGCCTGCCGCCTGTTGGGACGGTGTGTGAATTTGTTGGCCTCGACTCGTCCGACTGGCATCGTGAGCTCAGGAATGGCGCGGAAGTGCGAGTCATTGCCCACTTCGATGGGCCAACCTCCAAGCTGGCAGCCTTCACCTTTGAGTGCGATGGCGGCGTTCAGGTAGAGCAAGGCATAGAGGTGTGCTTCCGCCCCCTCCGCACCGCCGAGCAGATCGCGGCGGAAGAGCGGGAAGCGGCATGCAGGCAGCTTTGCATTGATGCTGGTTCTACTGAGCAGACTTACCGGCAAATGGAGACTGCATACAGGCTGTATGACGCAGGCTACCGCAAGCAGGTGCAGCCATGACAAGCCCAATCGTGAAATCCCTGGTTGATGAGCAGCTGGAAGAAGTCAGTGCTCACGATCTGCGCGAGGCCTATCGCCTTGCCGAGCTGCGCGGCTTCTACGGTCCGCCGGTCGAGCAGTACGCCGAGCCTGGCTATCGCGGCCGTGTTCTGCAGGTTCTCCGCTTCCGCGTTCAGCAGCAAGCCCAGCAGTAACCCCTTCCCTATTCACTCGCAGCGCCCCGGCAACGGCATGGCGCGGGAGACAGTCATGTCTGACAAAAACCTTTCGATCTGGAACCAGGTCGAGAAGACCGACACCCGCTACACCAAAGACGCCAAGGTCGGCGGCCAGCAAATCACAAGCCTGAACGGCACGGCCATGGTCATGAAGGCCACCGAGGTATTCGGGCCGGTCGGCATTGGCTTCGGCTGGTCGGTCACCGAGGAGCGCTTCGACAAGGGCGCGGAAATGTTCAGCGGCGAAGGCGACAAGCGTGTCAGCCTGGGTTTCGAGCTGAACCACACGGTCAAAATCCTGTTCTGGTACAAGCACGACGGCCAGCGCGGCGAGCTGGAGCAGTACGGCTGCACGCCCTACCTCTACAAGTCGAAGTTCGGCACGACCACCGACGGCGAGGCACCGAAGAAGTCGCTGACGGACGCCATCAAGAAATCCCTGTCGATGCTCGGTTTCAGCGCTGACGTGTTCCTGGGCATGTTTGATGACCGCGAGTACGTGCAACAGCTGCAAGCCGAACAGGCGATTGAGTTGGCGGAGGATCGCGAGGCCGAGATCGAGCGCCAGAAGCAGGAGCGCCTGGAGTACATCAAGTCGGTCGTCGAGACGATGCAGGGCGCTCAGTCGATGCAGGAGCTGAAAAAGCTGCATGACCATGCGGTTCGCCGCCTCACGGCGCGCCAGGATGAGACCGCCATCAAGCGAATAGCCAAAGAGTTGCGTGACCTCACTCCGAAATTCAGCCAGGAGAGCGCAGCATGACCCAGCTCTACGCCCTGACCGGGAAACTGGCCGAACTCCAGGCCATGGCCGACACCGACGACGCAGGGCTGAAAGAAGCCCTGCAGCACGCCATGGACGAGATTCAAGGCGACTTCGACGTAAAAGCGGACAACATCGTCATGCTGCGCCGGAACATCGAAACCGATGTGTTGGCCATCGACTCGGAGATCGAGCGACTGACCGAGCTCAAGCGCATCAAGAAAAACAGCGTCGGCCAGATCACCGACTACCTGCGCCGCAACATGGAGGCAGCGAACATCAAGTCGATCAAGCGCCCGCTGTTCACCATCACCCTGGCTGCTGCGCCAGAAAAGGTGATCGTCGACCAGCTTGATGCGCTACCGGATGACCTGATGGACCTCAAAGTCGTGCAGAACCCCGACAAGAAAGCCATCGCCGTTCACCTCAAGCAGATCCGCGAGCACAACGCCGAGGTGCGCCTGCGCATGGATGCGGGCGAGGACGCCGAGCACGAACTCCTGCCAGAACCCGCCTGGGCTCACCTCGAGCGCGGCGAAAGCTCAATCCGTATCAAGTGAGGTGATCATGGTCACTACCGAACTCAGCGCCATCCAGCGCAATGCCGCCGAATCGCAGCGCCTGGCCCAGGCCATGGCCGAATTCCAGAACCGAGGCGGCAAGATCGCCCAGGTTGCCGGCTTCACGCCCTCCCCAGCGCCGCGTCGCACCGATTGGGTCGATCCTGAGACCGTCCTCCGCCGCAAGCCTTCGGGTTTGCGCCGAGCTGAACGGGTCATGCTTCGGCAGATGGCGGGTGCGCTATGACCGAAGACAAGATGCGTGAAGAGTTTGAGGCATGGGCAGTGAGCATCTGTCGCGACGTGACGCGCTATGACGACGGGGCTTGCGAATACGCATGCATGGACACGGAATCTGATTGGCTTTGCTGGCAGGCTTCCCGCGAGGCGCTGGTGATTGAGCTTCCACCTTTGCCAAAGGCTCAGAGATCAGACGAAGAAGCGACGTTCTCTGCTGGGGGCTGCGACATGCTTCGGAAATGCGCGAAAGCCATCGAAGCAGCCGGCATAAAGGTGCAGCCATGACCGATCGTGAATTACTTGAGCTGGCGGCGAAGGCGGCGGGCGCGAAACCCTACGACTGGGAAAACTCCTATGATGGATTATTCATTCATAGCGACGGAGAGATCGTTCCCTATGAGCGTGGCGAGCCTGGCTTTGCCTGGGATCCGCTAACCGACGACGGCGATGCGCTGCGGCTGGCAATGTCCCTTGAACTTGGCGTTGTATGCAAGCGGGAGTCTGACCCCTACGAAAAAAACAGGTCAGTTGTGACTGATCCTTATCGCGTTGGCCAGCTTCGTATTGTTGAGCCGCACAAATATGGTCCTGAAGCGGCTACCCGCCGCGCTATCGTCCGAGCCGCCGCCGAGATCGGGAGGACGATGCCATGAGCAAGCGCAAAGCCAACAACTGCTTCGCCCGCGCCGAGCGCAACTGCCGCGCTCTGGTGCGTAGCAATCATGTCGCCGTGATCAACATCGAGCCGGGTGACTACCAGTGGATGATCAACTGGAAGAACAGGAAGATTATCCGCAGCAAGGGAATCGTCGACGCGCTGCTGCATGTCACCCACCGCTGGACGATCTTCGCGGCGGTCCTGTGTGAGAAGCCTGACGGCGAGCGGTACATGAAGGCCAAGGAGTTCACCACCGAGCATTTGCATCTGGTCACAAACCTTGAGGACCTGATCCAGGAGTCCATCGAAGACCTTCAGGCCACCGCCAACCTCGCGCACCTGCGGAACCGCGCGTGGATTGCTATTCCTGACGCGGTATCCCTCACCGAGGCGCAGGCCGCTCAGCTGTTTTCGGCAGTTGAAGGATGGGCGCCGCGAGTCGAGGCAGCATGAAGCGCATCAGCACAAAGGTGCGGTCCAGACGACGGATCGCACAATTCCACCATTCCCCAAGCGGTACATCACATGACTCCAATATGGCGTTACCTCACCCAGGCCAGCGGCATGACAGCCCAGATGCTGGCCGATGCAACCGGCATGACCATTAAGGCAGTACGCGCGGACCTCGTTGAGCTTGAGGCCAAGGGCAAAGTCAGTCGTGAGCGCGGGCCGATCGGCAAGCCTCACCTCTGGTGGCGCGCCGAAAAACGCCCGCTTGATGGGCTCGACGTGCTGCTGGTCATGGCGCTGGCTGCCGAGATTCATCCTTCCCCGGCCAAGCTGAAGGAAGTGCTGGCTGACGTGGGCAGCCGGGCCAAGCATGCAGGATTGCGCAAGATCGTGGCGATGTGCGCCATGTCGAAGGCACCGCATGAGATCGTCAGGATGTCGGTTCGGGAGTATGACGCCGAAGCCTTCGCTGAAGCATTGAGGGCGGCGTGATGGCCCTCAGTCAGAGACAGCGGGACGAGCGGACAGCTCTCAAACGGCAGAAGGCAGGCGAGGAAGAGCTGAGGCTACGGGTTCGCCCAGGCACGAAGCAGGCGCTGGCCGAACTGATGCAGTGGGCGGACATTGAGGAACAGGGCGAGGCGCTGACGCTGATGATTCATCATCTGCATGGCCTGGGGCCGGGCGGCGCGCTGCCGATGCTTGAGGTTCCGCGCCACGAATATCGACCTTCGAAGATCGTGGCGCTGGCGTTTCATCGCAGGAGCATGCTGATGATTCAGCAGGATCCGGGTGATGAAGTGGTCGCGCCGTTACTCGAATAAACAACCAGGAAAGCGGTTGCGCGATACGATCATTTCCTTCCCTGCGACAACTCCTCTTCTGCCGGAGGCGTTGGTGTAAGCCCGCAAACTCTTTCCTTCCGGCACAGTTATGAGCACTTGATAACTTTCCTCGGTCGAACCATGGGAAGCCGTCCGGGCAGAAAGAAGCTCGTTGAACTGCTGAAGATCAATGCAGCAGATTTCCTGATCCTCAATGCACATCAAGCCGATGAAAATCTTTGGCTTCACCTCGGCCGCGTGGCGTATGGCTGCCACATGATCGGCCGTAAATGTGAACTGGTATTCACCGGTGTTTCTCTTGGGCTCCTGCCCATATTTCAGGAACAAGCAGGTGTCGGTGTTGATCAAGAAAGCGTTGTTGATTTTGGCATTTCCGATCTTCAACGGATTTATCGCTGTGAAGCTGTCGTGCTCAGCAATCTGCATGAGTGCAGCACCAAGATTTTGATGTTCCGTACGGATTTTCATTACTACTCCTTTGATCCGGCTCCATGCCGGTCACCCGTAATACCCCATCCCAACGAATCACGCCAGCCCGGCAGCGACCGCGGCTGCCTGGAGCTCTTCATGTTCAAGAAAGTATTCGATCAGTCCGGCACCTTCCAAGCCTATTACGCGGCAGTTCGCTGGCTTGAACAGAGTGGATACAGCTGCGGATCTACCTGCGTCGACCGCCCCTGCGGAATCCTAAAGGGCAGTTTCAGCATCGCCAAGTGGCGGAACCTTACCAAGAAGGAAGTCGCTGAACTGGACGGCAAGCTGGATGGAGATTTCCGAGAAGGACCTATGACTGTGTACCTGAAAAAAGCACCAGACTCGGAGGCCGTATGACCACCGCAATCGACCTGTTCGCCGGCCTCGGCGGATGGAGCACCGGCGCGCGCGCCGCAGGCGTCCAGGTTCTCTGGGCAGCCAACCACTGGCCTGTCGCCGTTGAATGGCACAGCGCCAATCACCCCGACACTCAGCACATTTGCCAAGACCTGCACCAGGCTCGCTGGGAAGACGTGCCCGCGCACGACCTACTGCTGGCCTCGCCTTGCTGCCAAGGACATTCGAAGGCGCGCGGCAAGGCATCGGGCAACCCGCAGCATGACTCCAGCCGGTCCACGGCCTGGGCTGTCGTGTCGGCGCTGGAGTTTCACCGCCCCGAGGCGGCATTGGTCGAGAACGTTCCGGAATTCACGGAATGGGCGCTCTACCCTGCATGGGTCGCAGCAGTCCAGGCGCTGGGCTACCAGGTCGCACCGCACGTCGTGGACTGCGCCGACCTTGGCGTGCCGCAGCACCGGGTCCGGTTGTTCCTCGTCGTCACCCGCAGTTGCGCACCTCTCATGCTGGAACTGCACAAGCACCAGCATGTACCGGCCGCCAGCTTCCTGGACTTCGGCGCTGGCAAGTGGTCGCCCATTGAGAAGCCTGGCCGCGCGCAAGCGACTCTGGACCGGGTTCGGAATGGCCGCGAGCGCTTCGGCGATCAATTCATCATGCCCTACTACGGCAAAGGATCGGGCCTCACCGGCCGGGACATGAACCGCCCGATCGGCACCATCACGACGCTGGACCGCTGGGCTTTGGTGCGCGGCAGTGAAATGCGGATGCTCAGCGCGAACGAAGCGCTGGCGGCACAGACGTTCCCGCTCGACACGCTGCGTCCGGACAACCATCGACAGACGATGCACATGGCCGGCAACGCGGTCCCTCCCCTGGCCGGGCAGCGAATCATCGAAGCATTGAAGGCGGCCGCATGACCGCCTGTCACCGCTCCCACGGAAACCACCGGGCCTGCTCGAAGAAGCGTCAGGCCCTCTATGCGCAGTGCGCGAAGGAATTGTGAAATGAGACAGGAATGCCAACAACCGCAAGCGCATCCAGCCCGTTGTGGGTGTGAACAGCTTGAGCGCAACGCAGCCCCTCAACCGCCATCGCTCGGCGGTGAGCCGGAGGTGGTGGGTCGCCAGTGCTTTCCATCCGTTGCAATGGATAATCAGCCTGAATATTTCAAAGGGCCCTGGGTTGACGGAGGGGTCGGTCGGGAACCGCCGGATACGAGGCTATACCGAGTAGAGCCGCTGATTCGCCTGTCTGACCACAGCGCCAGCCTCGCCCCGTATCAGGCTGAGATCGAGCGGCTTCAATCTGAAAACGATCGACTTCTGGATGGGTTCTATCAGAAAGTTACCGACGAAGACCTCAAGCGTATTTCCGATTTCGTCGGAAATCCTGACCTGCCGAAAGCCTCATTCTTCATGAGGCCCGACGCAGCCAATCTCGCCAATACGACCATGCACATGGTCCGTGACGTTCAGGCTACCCGCGCTCGGGTTGCTGAGCTGGAAGGTTTGCTGCGTGATCTTGATGATGCGTGGAACAGCCATGACGGCAAAGAGCGTTTTGGCAAACTTATGCAGAAAGTTGAAGCCCTATCCAAGCCAACTGAGGGCGCGCAGTCATGAGCCTATTCCAGTGCGAAGAGTGCGGATGCCGAGACAATACCTCTACCAGTGGCTACTGGTTCCGCAATGATGAGGGGAATCCGTGTCAGGGCCGCAAACTGTGCGCCGCCTGTGACCCCACCATCGGAAAATGGCATGGCGTGTTCAAGCGGAAATATCTGTCAAAAGGCGAGTTCTTCACCAATGCCCAAGGAAACCTTGAGCGCAAGAGCACTGGCCAGCTCTGCCACGAATACTTAGCAGAGGAGCAGAACAATGATCAATAAACCGAACAGCGGCGTGTATGTGTCGCGGGAGCTGCTGGAACGCATCGTCAATGCTATGCGTCCATACCCTGATGACTTTGATGGTGAGTTGGAGCTTATAGATCTGCTCGCCCAGCCAGCCGATCAGCAGGGCGAGCCCATAGGGTACATCGCAAAGGCCGTGCTCGAAGAACTACGCAACGGTTTTCACGTACCCGCAACGATCTGCTCGGGCACCAAGAGCCGTACCAATCGGCACCCTGGACCCGACGCGAGCTGGGACGTCCCAATCTACGCCCAGCCCGCCACGGCGAAGGCGGTGCTGCCTGAGCGAAAGCCTAAATCGTATTCAACGTCTGTTGGACTGATACCTTACCATGAAGGCTGGAACGCCTGCCTTGATGAAGTCGCCAAGCTGAACGGTGGCGAGCGATGATTCCGCGAAAAGGCCGGCTGAGGCGGATGCTTGAGGTCTGGTTGATTCGGCTAGCTGCCGCGATTCTCATGGGGCGCAACGTCCCGAGATCGATGGTTGTATCCCGCCGAGATAACAACGACATGTGGTACATGGCCGAGAAGCTCGAAGACATCGCCGACCGAATTTCCCGCCAGTACGAATAACCCCTTCCCTACTTTTGAGCCTGCCGGTGATCGGCGGGCGGAGCGTATGCGCATGATTATCGACGACGTTATAAGCGACAAGATCACCCTGCACGGCCTTGGGTTCGTGCAAGTCCAATTGGAAGGCAGTCAGCGGCTGCACGTTTGGCATCCCGAGCTACCGCGCCGCGCCTGCTTCGAAGACTCCGCGATCCATGATCACAGGTTCGACTTTGTGTCCCGAGTGCTGGTCGGCACGCAGATCAACCACTGCTATGACATGCAGCGTGACGAGCAAGGCGACTACATGCTCTATCTGCATGAGGGAAAGCGAACCGCAAACGGAGGCCGGCCATGGACTCCTGATGGTCGGGCGTTCTTGAATCATGCCCACACGTTCAGCGTTCGCGCTGGGAATGACTACAACACCGTTGCCTACGACTATCACCGCACAGAGCCAGGCGGCGACGGTCGAGTGGCAACCATCATGCAGAAGCGCGGCGAGTTTCCGCAGGGCGCTCATTCAACGTGTCGTCTCGGCATTCAGCCTGACACCGACTTCGATCGTTTCCAGTGGACGCCCGCCCAGCTGTGGGAAGTCGTGCGCAGCGTCCTGATCGGATAACCCCTTCTGCCGCCCAGCGCGGCCCGGAGCATCAACATGAATACAGCTTTTCTGCTGATGGCCCAATACAACGGCGCGGCCATCATTCCTCTGGAGCGGGTGTGCCTGGATTATTTCAGCCACTTGACGCCGGAGAAGATGAAGATGAAAGTTGCGGCTGGCGAGATTGATCTGCCGCTGGTCAGGATGGAGAGCAGCCAGAAGGCAGCTCGCGGCGTTCACCTGAATGACCTGGCGCAATATTTGGATGCCCAGCATGCGAAAGCGCGGGCAGAACACGGCAAGCTGATGGGTCGAAATCTGCGCCGCGTTTCCTGAGCAAACCCCCCTCGAAATACCCCCTTCTGCAACCTCTCCGCTTAATTCTTGCTAAAGCAAGGCTACCGAAACGGCTAACCTACTGACTTATATAAGCTTTTTTCGTCAGTCGGCCCGATCCATCATCGGCGCAACGGAAAATCTCCGAATTACCGGGTTCATTGGAGAAGCGAGATTTTCTGCGTGTTCCGCGTGCATTTACAAATCACCCATTAACTACTGTTTACCCTGGTGTTTACCTACTCTTTGTCGATCATTGCTGAAATTAAGCAACTCGTTCGCGAGAGTTAGCAAAATGGGTGCTATCTCTATCCGCAAGCGCCACGGACGGCAGCACGGCGCACCATGTCCAGATCAGGATCATGCGGAAGGGCAAAACAGTTTATCAGGAAACCCAAACCTTCGACCGCAAGACCGCTGGCAGAACAGGATCAAGAAGCGTGAAATCGACATTTTGGAACGGTGACCAACAGTGACCTACCAGCCCGAAGGCGACACCCGCGCCACCTGTACTTTCGCCCCGCGCACGTGCAATGAGCTGTCCTCAGCCCGCCCGCCGCTTACGCAAAGCGCCAATGATGAGCAACGCCGCGTCAGGCACTAGCAGCCCAGCGACTGCCCACCTAAACCCCTTTCGACCTGACGCGTCAATTGCAGCAAAAGCACAACCCATTGCCAATAGAGGTGCGCCAGCACCGTAGAACGGGTTATCGACACTTGCCCATCACTGATCCTCCTGATGTTCCTCAACTAAACCCTACCAGTCCGCCAGTGATCGGCGGGCGGAGCTATGCACATGACTTACATCCTTTCCAGGGCAAACTTCGCCAGGCTCATTAGGCGGCACATCACTGCGCTGGTTACCTTGTATAGCTGCGTCGCCCCCCTATATATCGGCCTATAAAGCGATACCCCTGAGAAGTGTTTGTCACGACCTGACAACAGCAATACAACAGCGGTTATATAAGCAAATCCTGACCAAATATTTTCTCCGCCGGAATGGCCAAAGCGTCTTGGACGCACTCGCAAGCAGAGCTGCGAACGAAATTGGTAAACCAGTGAAAACTGGCGCCAGTAAAGTGACGTGCACGCATACCGGCGCAACCCTCAAAAGCCGATCTCGATCTGCGTTTTTCGCTGCCGCCTGTCAGGAAAGCATCTGGCTCGCGGTTTTCAGACGCGCATATAGATTAGCTTATCAGTATCAATATGATATCATGCAGGCGCTTGACGATGCAGTGACATTCCTATAGTAGCCTCCTGTTCACACAGAGGTAGGAAATTTGTCAGATCGAGCGAGCATACTTGTAAATGCTCCAGCATATCGAATCGCCGATACAGCTTGCTTCTGTGCTTTGCCAGATTCATGACAAACCAAAGTCCGGCATATATCGAATGCTCCATTCCAGTTAACGTCGAGAAATGGTTCGGTCGCCGATACGAAACACCTCGTCAAGGACAGCCTAATGGCCAGAATTATGGACGAACTTGCAGTATCCCTTGGCAATAACGTTGAACATAGTAAAAAACTGACCCAGCTGATGCGCACCCCAGTGTCGCTTCAATCGAAACCGCAGTCTAAGGCTGACTGGTCGCAGGCGCCTCAGGGTGCCACGCATAGCTGGGTGTCGCCATCGGGACGACGGGTGTGGTTCAAACTAAGGAACCCTCACGATCTAGCGAGCCTGTTCCATGCCGGGAGATGGGTTGCAGACGTAAATTACTGCGTGTACTGGATGCAGCACCCTGACGCTGAAGCCAAGCCTGGAGACGACCCGTTCTTGGAACATGTATCCAATCATCCTGAGCGGTCTACCCGACTTCGGCGGTCGTAACCTGCTGCATCCCACGCCTCTGGCGGGACGCGCTGAAGGCATTATGCCGCTCACAAATCGTCAATCATCTGGCCTGATGCATGAGCTGGTTTATGTCCACTGGCCAGTTGCCTTGTGGCGGTATCTTTCTTTCGGATCGATACACGATTATTCCCTGTGGCGGTGTCCGAAAAGCCCCGGCAGATTTCTCTAACGAGGCTGGTTAGGTGATATGACAGCGCTTCCGGCATCACTGATGATCAAGAAACCAGTCCGGTAGCATGATGCTCTCTGCTGCACGGAGCGCCATCATGCGCCAGACTCGCAGTGGACGAGCGGATACCCGGGTGCTCAGGCACTGCTACCGGGCGACGGCTCTTCCGCTTCATCCACCGGCGGATTGACCGGCATGTCCGGGTCGTCGGTCAGGTCGCCACGGGACAAGTCACCTGCGTCGTCATCGTTGCGTTCCGCATCGGAATCTGGATAAACATCCTTGCCGCTCCCAGGCTCTGCAGGGCCTGGATAAGGACTTTCCGGCCCGTTGTTGTCGATTGCCAT